ATAGTAAATTAACAAAAACATTTTAATTAAAAGCACGTTTATTTGAAATATAATAAATGTTTACGTAAACAAATATAAATAATTTTAAAGGAAACAGCATAAATGGCTAAGTTTAAAAAACACGTTGATGCAATGACGGCTGCTATCGAGTCTATCGCGAGTGATTTAGAAGTATCACGTAACGATGCATCTACTGCTCACTTATACGGCAAAAACGAATTAAACAGTTTTATCTCTGTTGAATCAGAATCTTTAAATTCTGTTCAAATGGAAAACTATCGTGCAAGCATGGAAGAAATCAGCAATCACTTAGAAGGCATCTTCGCAGCGCACAATTTAAATGGTATTGAAGGTGGCATCCCAGCTCACTCTTTAGAAGCAGCACAAATCCTTTTAGGTGCTTCAGGTGACTTAGCTGGCTATAACCGTCAACAAATGAACGCGACTTTAGAAAAAGGTGTTCCAGTACACTCATTCGAAAGCTATGCATTTGGCCCATACGGTGATGTATCTATCTCTACAAGCAACCAAGTAGCTGTAGAATCTTTCGATGAAAAAGTATTAGATAAATATCTAAACTACTCAATCATCTTTAACGTATTGGCATCACGCCAAGATGAATTCTCTGCATTGTTCTTCAAACCGTTAACAATCACTCCTGACGAAGTTGGTTACATTGTTAACATCCGTATGGAACAAGTGTGGAATGGTATCGAACATTTACCAAACGGTCAAGCTAAAGATATCGTTAAACGTAACCTTATCGATGCGTTAACCCACCCAGAAGTTTTAGAAACTAACTCAACTGAAATCATCCCATTCGTACAAGAAGGTGGTGCTAAAGTTGGTGGTATTGACCCAATCAAAAACGTAGAACACTTCTTAGATGATGCTTCTACAGCAGTACGTACTTTACGTAACTTAGACGGTATCGATGTATTATCTGCACCGTTAAAAACTAACATGGAACACAACCTTTTAGGTTTATCTTCTCACCCATCATTAATCGCTAATGGTTTAATGAACGAGAAAGATTCTTTAGATAGCCGTGTTGCATTAGAAAACATTTACTTAGAAGTAGATGGCAAATTTGTTAAATTTAACACACACTTACTCCGTACCTCAGCATTCTACCGTGCAATCGAAGGTAACATGCGTGAAATCGCATTAACATTCGACAACGGTTCATTCTTATTAACAGCTGATCGTTTAGCGATGGATGGTACTGTAGTTCCTGTGTTCAAACAGTTAGAAGATGCTGGTTACGCAGTTCGTTTACGCGTACGTGGTTTCGGTAAAGGTACCGTTGAATACGGTAACGTTGAAATCGTTGCAGCTCCAGTAGAAATCTCTACCGTTTACAAAGATGGCGTAGAAGTATCTTTAGAAGATCCTGCTCTTAAAGCTATCATCGGTGGTTTAGACTTAGGTAAACCATCAAGCAAAGTTAAATTTGCTGGTTTCGATTTAGAAGCTCGTCGTACTAACTACGACTTACGTTCACGCGGTCTATTATTAGATTCAACTGAATACCGTGAACAATTCGTTGTTCCACTACGTAGTCCTATTTCTATCCAAAAACCAATCGTAGATGCTCACAAAGAACATCCAGATGTTAAAGCATTAGTTAACGCTACTCGTATCCAAGCGAACAACGACGCGGTTACTACTGTTCTTAACCACGCTGCGTTAATGGAAGAATTAGTTGCTAAATACAACTTCGTAGATCAAACTTCACGTGATTCATTCCCAGGTATCGGTCGTTACTTCTTAACTCCGTGCTTCTTACGTGAAAAACTTCACTTACCTACTTTAGTAAACAGTACTTCATCTGAAAACCGTCTTAAAGACATCCAAGGTGGTATTACTACTAAACTTAACGAAATGGTTGGCCGTATCTTACAAGAAACTAACTATATCCCAGTAGTTGAACAAATGACTGGCGGTAACGTAGGTAAAATCAAAGTTGCTATCGGTACTGACTACCGTTTACCACAATACTTGAATATCCAAGGTGATACTCGTTTATTCGGTGGTAAAATGGAATATGAAATTGCTTCTACTCCGAACAAATTGATGCGTAACAAAATCGTACTTACTTTAACTCGTGTAAACAGTGATGAAGGTCCAGATCCGTTCTCTTACGGTACATTCATTTGGACTCCAGAGTTAATGGTTTCTACCCAATTATCTCGTGGTGCTCAAACCTTCAACCAACACTTAGTACACCCACGTTACATGCACGTTGTTAATATTCCAATCATTGCGGTTGTTGATATCACCGGTATCGAAGAAGTGACTGGCGAAGCTACTGTATTACCAGTAGTAACTCGTACAGCTGACGAAGTGAAAGAATTTGGTAACAAATTAGAAAACACTACCGTATTACCGGAAGAAACAGCGGCTGAGAAAAAAGCACGTGAAGAGCGTAACAAACGTAACGCTATCAATGGTAAACCAGTACAACCTTAATCGGTGAAGTAAACTAAATATCTAGACTTAGATTATATATTTAAGTTATAGTTGATTATATTGAAAAAGTAACGTGAAAGAGTCGCGTAACCGTTTATGAAAACATAAACCGATAGAAAGACTATAGTGGAGATGTGTAATAGAGGAAAGGATTTTAGTTTATAAAATCATTAGGTAGAAATACTGAAATATATCCCACACCTATATAGGTGTGGGATATATGTTTGAATATTTAAAACGTTATACAAGGAATGCATAAAAGTTATAAACTTATATAATCTAATTGATAAGAGCACAGGGTTTTTATTACTGACACACAACAGGAAGATTGTGATTTTATAAGGAATATATTCATGGCTTATGCACATATGTATAAATTTATGAATAAATACACATTAGGTAAATTCTTACAAAGATTTTACCCATCTTTATATAAGGAATTCGAAAGCGTCGAAGATGTGTATAGTGAGGAAGTTAGTAGTGATATCAACACTACCACTACTAACAATTTCCTACAACGTGTTTCCGGTAGGATTGGCGATGAGTTATTCAACGCCATCCAAGATTGGAAATACAACTTTATTTTGAGATAACGCTCAGATAAAGTTAATTAACTAACCGATTAAATTAGTTAACATTAAATATAAGGATAGTCTTAAGACTATCCTTATTAATTGGTTCAATATTATTATTTTTTATTTTCTTATATACATTTAACAGTTCATTTATTAACAATAGGAGATTAAAATGATCGATACATCAACTAACAGTTTATTACATTTAGATTTACTTAAGTTACGCCAATTTAACGATATTGGCGTGACCAAGTATAAGAAAACATACCCTGATAACGAAGTTTATCGTATTTTTGTTAAAACACATTCAGTAGGTAAAGACAGAATAATTCCTCTGTATTTTGACTTTACCGATATGATGATTCGCAAATGTCAAAAAGAATTAGAAATTTTAGAATGTCAGTTTAATAGTGAACATTTTAAGTCAGCGATCATAGAGTATCTTAACTTCGATTATAAATTTAATGATTGGTATAGTATCGAATGTGCTGACGTCGATAAATATAAAGCATTTTATAAAACACTAGAAGATCTAAGTGGTGTATTATTACCTACGTTAAAATTAATGCCTAGTGATGACTTTAAAGTGATTATTCCAGATAACACTTTATACTCTTTCCATTTAAATACCAAGGATGTTTCTCAAACAGTAGAACCTGTATCTATTTTAGAAGGATTTTACTTTATTAATAAAGCATTTAAAGTAGAAGAATTTACCGCGTATAACGTATTAGAAACGCTATTTAAGACCAATAATTTCTCACTTAATATTCAACCTGGCTACGCCGGTTTAATCACGCTAGAGACTTTCTCTGACCCTTCTTCTCGTATTAGAATTAAAACGTTAGAAATGAGAAGATACGGTGAATCAAACGTACGTGATAACACCCTTAAACCATTTATTACTTTAACTAATAAAAGAAGTTATAATAATGAAATCGTTATAAATTACGAATCAGAATACGGTAGTAAAATTAAAGAAGTCATTATCAGTTGGTTATTAGAAATAAGTGATAAATTAAAAGGAATTGACTCTCGTGAGGTATATGCGTTATTTGAAAACTTAAATGCATTCTTAATAAAATTATCTTATATTGATGATCCTGAAAGTGATTATTTTGAATCTATGGTAAACTTTATCAGTGATGTAAATAATGTTTCAAAACTATTTGTAGCGGAAGAAGATAAATATCGATATAATATCGGTGGGTTCGAGCGTGGTATTCCTGTAAATGTACTTAAAGGTAAACTTATAAATATGGGTAAGTCAGGAGATATCATTGAAATTATTCCAGGTAGATATCAAACCGATAAACGTATTTTACATGGATTTATCTTTATCGATAGTAACCATAAATACGGATTCTTTGATTATGCTAAAGGCGTAGTTATTACCGATATCTTTGAAAGTAGTTTTAAAGATGTGGAAAATAAAGAAGAAGTGATGGATAAAATCTTTACTGCTATTAGAAAACTTAACGTTAAGGAATACTGGTTTACTCTACTAGATACAGAAAATGATAAAGGTTTATGGGTATGTGATAAATTTAAATTTGGAATTGCTAATCAAGTAAACATGGATGACACTGAACTTAAATTAAAACGTACTTTAGTAGCTGTGGTTTTCAGAAAACCTAGTGAAGAAAATGAATATAGTACAGCACCAATGTTGTTATTTAAAGACTTAACGCCAGAAAGTCTTGAAACATACATTGCTTCACGTTTAGCCGAAGTGTGACATTTAGATACACCACTACGTATATACGTAGTGGTGTATATGTTTGATGCATCTAAAAATGCATCAAAATTATAAACTTATATAATCTAATTGAAATAAGAACAGAGATGTTTAATTATTCGACATATATCCCAGGACTAGTTAAGTCCTGGGATATATGCACTTCTGAAGAGAAGTAAAACTAAGGGGTTACTAGGGTTGTACCACCAACCCTAGTAACGAAGCAACAACCCGTTAAATAGGAGGCCGCTTATGCGTGTCATATTTAACCAACAATACGAACCAATTAAGGTGGTAAGCGAAACTGTTTACCAACAAATGTTGGATCGTAAAGAGGTTAATGACGATCAAGTATTGATCAATTAACCATATCATGGACCAGGGATGTAAGAAAATACATATTACATCCCAATTGAAATAGTCGTTTAAATAACGACTATAAAATAATGAAAGGGGTTATTAAGATAACCCCTTAATTTAAGTTATTAAACCCTAAGGAGGGTATCATGTTGAAATTAGAGAATTTCAAAAACGAAACAGTAGCTAAAGCATTAGAGACTTTGGCAGTAGTATTTAATTATAAAGCTACTATCATGGCGTTACCACGTGATTTATATCATGTGGTACACAGAGAGCAGGAATTTCAAATTCGCGGATTAGAAAATCTCATTCGCGAAATCATCGTGGCCCCTTGGGATAAAAGCCACGCATCTCATGATGAAACAGCAGGTCACTGGGGTCGCAATGGTTATGGCGTTGAAGTATGGATGTGGGATTATCGTGATCCTGCTCATGAATGTGCTTTACGTCGTTTTATTAGTGATCGTAACCATGTTCGTAAAACCGAAGATGGCTATGCCTTCAGAATCTATGGTAAGGAATGGAAACACTTCGACACCAAAGAAACGCTAGAGTATTTAAGATCTCTTGATCGTTACGATCTAGTTCAATGGTGGGGTGAAGAACCATTACCTGAGGAATTGATGGTAATCGTGACTAAGTATGCAAACACGTTTGCAGAACGGAAAGTAGGATTACCGCAATTCTGGGCAAGCCGTTTGGGGTTATAGGACTGAACGTTGTAATGTCGTTCATCACTCAAGCATTACATTCCTGGGTATGAATAGAAACTACCTAACCTTAGTAAAACATAACCCCACACCTTAATCGGTGTGGGACTTATGTTCATTAATTTTATTATTCCAGTACATCCAAGGAGATCAATTATGGAACAGCTATTAGACTTAAATGCAAATATCGTATTAACCCCATCTTTCAAAGGTATTGAAGAAGCGACTGCTTCTTATCCTGCATATTTAAAATTAACAGAACGCAGCAGTATGATGGGTTCCGAAGTTAGCGTGATGGTTATATACTACAACCCTGAAACTGATGCTACGATGGTATACCCTTATGGTAGCACTACTTTATACCGTGTAACTCTTGAAGAGTTATTCAATGGCAAAAAAGCAGACGAATTAAAAACTAAGTTACAGGCTGTGCTTGGCACTCGTAAACGTCATTTTAATCACGACGAATTCGTCGTGGTTGAAGGTGAAACCCTTTTAACAGGCGTTGAAGTTATCGACGGTGCGGAAGACTGGGTTGAAAAACCAATGGGTCCACGTATGTGGTTAAACCCTACAACGGGTCGTGCAGAAGAAGTCCCAGAATGGACAGAACGCCGCCGTGAAAAAGGCGTGTTATTCTCATGTTAATAAACATATATCCTACAGCCATGTGGCTGTAGGATATATTATCAATTATTATTTTTTTACAAAAGACGGTATGCACTAACCACATCAACGATATTAGTAAAATCTTTAACGATTTTCTCTTCAATATCTCGATTGAGTTTAGCTGGATTATAACCGTATTTATTAACGAGTAATTTGTCACGTAAAGCTTCAAAGTTTTTTATCATATCTAACATCTGTTGTTTTTCTCTTCTATCGATACTGAAAGAAACTTTTTTACGACCACCATGTTCAATCCTAATTTTACCACTTCCGTTTCTACTGTTTTCTAATATTTGATCTACGTTATAACTAATGTAAAAATTAATATAGTTTGAATCATGGTCTTTAGAAAAACCGATAGTGATGCCATATAAATCAATATATACGTTAAATAACCCATAGATTAAAAGTAAAATACCTTTAGTCACTTCATCTGTCAGTGTTTCGGTAAATGCTTCTACATTCGCTATTCCTTTAAATGCATTTGTCATTGTACAAAAACCTTGTATAACATCATTTACATTTGTTGTTTCATCTTCCATATTACGGTGATACGCTGTTAAATCTGTTCTAACAGTGATACCAGATTCATTTCTAGTAGTATTGTAACCTACCTTAAATCCAACACGATCATGTTTATCCATTAGAGATAAAACATATTTGTTTTCTTTAGTTAATTCTAAAGCAAGTAGGATACCATGCGATTCTAGTTTCTTAAAGATATCCGATGGAATAAAATCTTTTTCATCGAAGTTGATATCGGTATAATCATCAATATCAAAATCAGTTTCATGATTAATATTATACAGTCTGTAAAATTTACCTTCTACACTATTAACAACAGCTAATAGTTTTATTGTCAATACCTTATATGGATTATCTTCTCTGACTTGTTCATAAACCAGAACATGGTGAACGTTAACGTCAATATAAGTAGTACCTTCACGAAGAAATGTCCAGATTTTATCAACTAAATCAGGATAAAGATCTTGTTTAGTAATAAAGTGCTCTCTGTTTAAATAAAGATTTGTAAAATCAAATGCGTTTAATTCTTGACTTACTTGTGAGTTTGTGCTAACCCTTATACTAGATAATGAGTTAGTTGAAGGGTCGGAATTCTTAATAGCCATTTTTATACTCCTATAGAAAAAGTTTAACATCCAATAATAGAAGAGATATGACAAATTAACAAAATTGTAAAGTTATATTATCTAATAGAGATAGAAAATGATTTATAATTATTTTTATATTCACCTTATCTATTTTAGTGTCAATTAAATAACAGGAGACACACCAACATGATTAAAGACCTAACCCCTAGTGTATTAGATACTGATTTATTTGATTTACGTAAAGCGTTTAAAGTGTGTAAAACAAAATACAGTGCTATATATCCTCAAAATAACTTTTACGTATTCTTATCTGATATATCAATTCCAAAATCAGAATACTTATATTTAACACCAGTGTATTTCGATATTACTGATAACGTTATCCGATGTGGCCGAGATGCAGGTTACTTATTCAGAACTGAAGTTGGCTATGCTAGTTTTAATACAGAAATAAGTCAGTATGAAAATGCGGATATCGAATATGCAGAATTAGCTAGATTTGAATACGAAGATAAAGAAGTATATCACCATTTATTTTCAGTATTACAAGAACTTAACGGTATCTGTGTACCTTATCTTAATATCAGCGATACCACTAATTCAGTTATTGATTTAAGTAAACATTTAGATATCGGTATTGGTTTTCTTAATCTAGAAACTAATGTAACAATATATAACGCATTAAAAGTTCGTGATGGTGCTATCATCTTTAATGATGTCAAAATGACTGTTGAAGAATTTACACCAATCAATATTCTAAGAAAATTGTTTAGAAGTTTTAACTATGATGTTTTAGTTAGACAATCACCTGACTTAGAATTGAAAATATCTTCCTTTAAAGATACCTTTAATACATTAAGTATTTCATTAACTAAACCAAGAGAACAGCAATCACATGTGTTAACAGATGGTAATCTAGTTCCTGTAGTAAAAGCTAGAACGATAACGTCTTACGTCTCTAGATTAGAGATCATGATTGATTCAGAAGAAGGGGCTGATATATTTACATCTGTGTTACAATGGTTATTGAATATTGGACGATGGATTAATTCTTCTGATGTAGTATTTAGCAATGGTAAAGAAGTAGAAGAACCTATTAGACTATCGGAGTTATTTAGTGAGTTAAATGCACTCTTTCATCGTCTTTCTTACGGTAGTAAAGCTAACCATGATGCAAATGTGGAGTTATTAGAAAAAGGTACTGAACTAACTGATGCAGTGATTAAAGCGTTCAATTATGATACCACTGATAACTATGCCTACAATTGTGGTGGGTTAATGATAGATATGGATATTGAAGATCTCAAGAAGAAACTAGATGACAACAATATTAATTCAGAAGAAATTGATGTTGTTCCTGGACGTGTATTTAAAGACGGTAAAGAATTACATGGTATTATCTTTGTTAACTTAAATACTCATACGTATGGTTTCTATTCTAAGATGTTTGATATCTTCTTGCCTGATTTATTCGTTAGCCCGATGCTAAAAGTATCAAACGGTAAAGAAGTGATTAAATCTTTATTTAGATGTATCCGAAGTTTAAATGTGAAGGAATTTCTTTCCACGATGTTTGTTTCTGAAGAGGTTAAAGATTTTGGTTTATCTGAAAAGAAAACGAATAATTATTTAACTTTAGGCGTAAGTGGTAAGTTTAGTGAGGATAAAGATAGTAAAGTATTAACATGTGTTTTACTTAACAGAGATACGAATACTAAACCACCGGCTGGAACAATGCTTGAAATAGAAGATCTCAATCCTCAAAAATTTAAAGACTTTGTATCTACTGTTTTTAATAATTTATAAAATATGGGGGTATATTACCCCCTACTATTTTAGGAGACTATTGTGTCTAAAAAATTATCAACGCTTTTAGGATGTAAAGACATCTTAAAGTTAGAGCAATTTAAGAAACGTATTGCGGAAGAAAATGAAGATGGCTTTTCAAATGTAGAAGAGCCTCTTTTTGGTGGAATAGTTAATTTCCGTGATCACAATGGCAGGTATGTTACAGGATACATGTTGGTTAGCCCTAATATTTCTAAATACCATACTTACGCTATTGATTTCTATACGCTTGAAGGTTGTGCACCTAAAGGTGAACATCCTTTAGAGAGTATGAAGTTTAAAGATATAGAAATAGGTGAAACCTATACCGCTTTTATTGATTGGCAAAGTTTTGAAAGCTATAGTCATATACTGGCTTTAGTTTGTTCAACGGAAGTGAATACACTTTTTGTTCCTACTATTAAATTACATGATAGTAAGAAAAAGAAATATAGTTTAAGTGTACACCTTAATGGTGTTGAAATTAAACCCGCTTCTAACCGTATCGTTACAAATGCGAACAAAAGTGTATATTGTATCGAGTGTGAAAATAGTAAATCTTTGATCGCTAAGTTACTGGCGAAAAGTAAAACACTGACTTTAACATTTGATCCTCCTAGTAATAAAAAACTAAACAAACTTGTTTTTAATCTAAAAGGATTTACTGAATCTTTAGACGGTGCTTATGAAGCTACGCTCAGTTTAAACGATGATATCTACAATAAAGGATTAGTGACATCTAACCTTTTGGTCAAGGTTGATTGTGTTAATACAACTAACGACGAGTTAACTTTAGGTACCTTCGATAAAGAATATATTTATTATTATTGTGATGAATTAGCTAAACTTTTAATAAATCTTTATTCGTCAGTATTAAATATGACGGAATTAGAGTGGTTAATGTTTGTAAATAAATTTAAACAACTCATTGCCGTATTACAATTTTACCATAACGATAAATATGGAAACATGGATAGTTTAAAGTTTTATTCTGAAGTGGTAAAAGAAGTACTTTCTATTCTTAAATAGAAAGAAAATAAATATTTATTTTCAATTAACTAAATTGGAGGACAATAATGTCTCAAATTTTAAAATTACGTTCAAACACACGACTCTTAGATGGCATGCTAAAAGCCCTTTCTTTTGAAGTTGTATTAGATAAGTTTGCAAGTCTTAAAGAAGATTATGAAAACTATACTGCAGCACAAAAAGAAAATGTACAAACTTTTCTTTGTATTTATAGTTATCAGCCTTCACGTTTAGTATTCGATGCCAATACAAACGTTGTTTATATTTTAACTTTATATAACCACACGACAGCGTTTAACTTAGCACATCGTGAATTTGCAGATATTCTTTTAACTAAATTAGATAAAGAACCAGAATTTATCGTTCCTGTGATTACCACTAAACCACGTTCTGATAACGAAATCGGTGTGGCTAACGGTTACCCTAGCCAAGAACTGATGTTTGGCTTAGAAAGCTTCGAAATGGATGACGTATATGGAAACACCATGCCTACGGTAGTATACGGTATTGATAGTTTCTTAGTAGGGTCTAAGTTTAAAAATAGTTTATTAGTCGATGTTCTTAAACGTGTAAACACCGAAGAATATTTTGAAATTGGTGATGATAACTACGTTCACGTTAGTTTAACCAGAATCAATAGAGGCAATCCTGCTGGTACTGGTTTCTGTAATAAATTAACTGTTCGTATTGGTGGTCGTGATTTAGCCACGACTTTTATTCGTAAAGAAAAAGATGCAACTAAATTTACCCCATCTATTGGATTTGAAACTATTCACCAAAATTTATTAACCATCGATATTCCGGTTAATGCTGACAATTATGGTGAAGAACTAGTGGATGATGCATGGTACGAATTCATTGCTAAATTACTTGCTAAATTTGCAGAAGCAGAAAAAGCGAAAGATGCTAAGTACTATAAAGTTATCGAAAAACTATTGACAGGTGGTGTTAAACGTAAACCTGATACTTTAGAAAAACTTACTAAAGCTTTCAAGTTAAAATAAAACATAGTGCTGTACACTTAAGTGTACAGCATATTTTTTTCAATAAGGAGTTTACAAATGTTTCAAGAGAATGTTCCACAAATAATTTTTAATAATCTTTATACGGGTATTTACGATATACACGCTACTAAAGAGTTTGATGACAAAGAAACAATGGTTTCCGAAGTTAAACGTTATATTGATGATAAAGAGCTTGATTTACCATTAGGTGAAGATCTTATTTATTTCAAAGGAGTAATGAACGAATCTTATACAGCGTTTTTGTTAGACGTAGAAAGCGGTATCGTATTTTATTTCTCTCGAGATAAACGTGAGCATATGCAATTAGCGAGATACTTCGTTAAAAAACGTATAGACACTTTTAGACAAATTGGTATTGCCCCTACCATGCTAATCCCGATGGTATATCGATATGCTGGTCTTACTGAAAATGAGTATACTCTAGTTTTCAAGTTTAAGGAATCTTTAATACTAGTTACATCTCCGACTAATAACTATTATTACTCTTCTGAAATCGATGTTAATAGTTGTGGTGATTTAGATCCAGCTGAACCATGGTCTTTATTTGCTAACTTAGTAAAAACTAAAAACTTTAAAGAAACCTTTAAAAATACAAACAACGATAGTAATATTAATGAAATCGTTATTGAGAGTTATTTTTCTCAAGAAAGTATTAAGGGTATATACGACTCTACAAAAGTTTTTACTATTGAAGTTCATTTAGCTGGAGTAAATGATGTTGTAAGTTGTGGTTGGATGGAAAAAGATGTATTAACCCCTTCTTTTTCTAAAGTAAAAACGGATAAACTTACATTTGAATTTAAAATACCTTACAAGGTAAAAGAAAACCAGCATAAACTTACACCATTATCGAGTGACCGATATTTTGTATTTATAGCTAGACTATTAGCTAAGTTAAATCAACATTGGTCAAAATGGGATTATAAATATTTTGATGTTTTACACCAGAAGATCAAAGAACTCTATATATGTGAACAGTTTTTTGATGATAACAACGATAGAAGTGGCTTAGCGGAAGATCCAGATTTCTTATTAAACCATTTTGAATTAAATTAATGTAAACAGTAAAACATATATCCTGTAGCGATGTCGCTACAGGATATATGCGTTCATTTTTTTAACTAGCAGTTATTACTCTACGTCTTTTACTTAATATACGACTGGTGTTATTTATAAAATCTCTAAAGATAAAAGTTTCTTCAGTATTAAAATGTAAACCACCAGCATCCTCGTAACGCGATAACACATCCCCTGATAAATGTACATAAGTAAGTTTTGTTACTCTAGTATTTATTAGTGTTCTTTCTGTAGGGGTAACACGATATGTTTTCTCAATACATATTTTTATATCTTTGATCAAGTGGTAACCTGAGAATTTAACAGTTTCACTCTCAGTATATCTTGTTCCTTTACCTATACTATCAGGATCATCGTTATAACGAAGTATACCCGATTTTATATGGGATACTATAGTTTCCAATGGATGGGTTTTACTGTAAGTATCTTCTATTAATTTTCTCAATTCTTTAGGCATATCTAACAATTGAAAATAACTAGAACAAACTTCTGGAGCTATCTCCTCAGTTACTCGGTATTCGTAGTCTACTTCACTATTAGCCATCCATGATCCACCAAAACTTTTAGCACCATCAAGTAATTCTTTACCAGTTATACCTACATCATTACCTGCTCTATTAGTTGATCTACTGGTAACTTTATTATTAAATCCACTAAACCAACCTCCTTTTATTTTATCTGGGGTTTTATCGACACCATTGGTATAAGCAACCGCTATTACCCCCCCCCTATTGGCATCGAGCTTGATATCTTTTATATCCATTAATTAATTTCCTATTTTTAGTTAATAAACATAGCAGTAAGGTATGGAACATATACCCTATATTTTCTTTTTTAACAATTTATTCAATTAATTTATTATCGCTAGACATTATTTATTTGTAACAACATTATCTTATCTAAGATATTGAACTAATTAAATTAACTTTTATCAGGAGTTTATCAAATGACTAAATTAGCCAAACGTAACTTATTCGAAAAACGTTTAGAAATTTTTCCTACAGAATATCCAGAATTTGCTGGTTTCGTAGATGCTATCCACCATTCATACTGGTTATTTACTGAATACAACTATGACGCAGATATCCAGCATTTTAAAACAAGATTAGCACCACATGAAAAAGAAGCGATCACTCGCTGTATGTTAGCGATTTCACAAATTGAAGTAAATGTTAAGCGTTTCTGGATGGATATTTATTATATCTTCCCTAAACCAGAAGTAGATGAAGTAGGTGCGGTATTCGGTGACTCAGAACAACGTCATTTAGCCGCATACCGTCATTTATTAGAACGTATGGGTTTAGTTGAAGTATTTCAAAATATCCGTAACATCCCTCAATTAATGGGACGTGTTGAATACACTGAGAAATTCCTTAAAAACAAAACGATGTCTCACCAACAAGCCGTTTTAGCGACAGTATTGTTTAGTTCATTTATTGAACATATTTCTTTATTTAGTCAATTCTTAACGATTAATGCATTTAATAAATACCGTAACGAATTTAAAGGTATTAATAATGCTATCGAAGCGACAAGTAAAGAAGAAGAACTGCATGGTCGTTTTGGTATTGAATTATTCAAAATCATCGCTGTAGAACACCATGAGCTTCTTACAGATGAATTTTACGCTACATTAGAAGCAATGGCTGAAGAAGCCTTCAAAGCTGAAATGGATATCGTAGATTGGATCTTTGAAGAAGGCGAGTTAGATTTCTTACCTAAAGAAACGGTTAAGAACTATATTCGTAAACGTTATAACACATCTTTAACCACTTTAGGTATTGCACCTAAATTTGAAGTCGATATGAATCTTTATCGTGAAGTAGAATGGTTCGATATTGAAGTACTTGCACCTAAAGATAATGACTTCTTTAACAAGCGTAGTACTGACTATACCAAGTTTAGTAAACCAGTAACAGGTGATGATTTATTTGAATAATCATCCTATGAACAGAAAAGGAGAGAAGTAGTATCTCTCCTTTATTTTTTTAATAATTAATAAAAATAGGATATTTACTAAACTATGCACATTGAAAAACAACAAGAAGATTTTTACTGGTTAAATGAAGAAAGTAAGACATTTTTGTCTAGAGGTTATATTCCAGATGGCATGACTGTTCAACAACGTTATAGACAAATTGCTGATGCAGCTGAAAATATTTTAAAACAACCAGGTTTTTCAGATAAATTCTATAATTATTTAGCTAAAGGGTATTATTCTTTATCTAGCCCTGTTATTGCTAACTTTGGTTTAAAACGCGCGTTACCGATTAGCTGTGTAACCGGTGATACTTGGATCAATACCGCAACTGGCGGTAAAATGGCCAAGGATATCCAAATTGGTGATATGGTGCTAACCCACAAAAATAGATACCGTAAAGTAGTAGATGTTATCCCTACTAAAGATAAAAACGATATCTATGAGTTAACTGTAAAATCTAGACAGTTCCCTTTAAACATTACGGGTAACCATTTAGTATTGACTAATAAAGGTTGGGTAGCGGTAGAAGACTTAGACCCTCAAGTACATTTAGTTGCCACTAATGGTAAAGTAGAATATACTTCTGCTGATACAGAGTTAAAAAATAAACCAGGTGAATCTAAAAGTCAAGAAGAACTAGCTTTTGATCTTGGTGTATCCATCGCTAATGACGTAGTGATTAATAATGATGCTGAAGCATTTAACGACTGGGTGTTATCTTTACCCGAACATTTACTACGTCAAGTGTGGGTTGCTATTGAAGAAGAACTTCTTAATAAATACTCCGATGAATATAAAGTAATTTATTGTGCGTCTGCCCCTGTAGCTATGCAGTTATACGCGTTAGCTAAACGTATTGGTGTTGAACTCACTACTAGTACAGTTGAAAGAAAGAATACCGAAACTGGCGAAACTTTACAACTTACTGTTATTAGTTTAGAAGACCAAAAAGTAAGTGAAGATGGTTTACACTATTCTCCTATTACTCGTTTAGTTAAAACTGATAAAGTAGAAGATGTTTACGATTTCACTGTAGAAGAAGATCATTCGTTCTCTTGCGCTGGTGTGGTTGTTCATAACTGCTTCGGTTCGTATATTACTGACGACCTTAACGGTATCTTTGATACTGTTTCTGAAGTAGCTATGATGAATAAATTAGGTGGCGGTACTTCAGGTTATTTTGGTGCTATTCGTGCACGCGGTAGTGAAATTACTGCAGGTGGTAAAAGTAATGGTACTTTCTCTTTCTTACAAATCTTTGATAAAGTTGTAAGTGTTGTTAACCAAAATGGTATCCGTCGTGGCATGTTTGCTGGTTACATTGACATTGACCATGCTGATATTGAAGAGTGGGTAGATATCCATACAGAAGGTAACCCAGTACAAGATATCTATTGGGGTGTAAACGTAACGAATAGTTTCATTGAAAAAGTTAAAAATGGTGATAAAGCAGCTCGTAATCTATGGGCTAAGATCTTATCAGTTAAAACAGCTACAGGTATCCCTTATTTACATTTTATTGATAATGTAAATGAAAATAAAGCAGATGTATATCTTGATAAGAATATGAAGATTCATGCAAGTAACATGTGTGTATCTGCTGATACTAAGATCCTTACTAAAGAATACGGTTATATAGCTATCGGCACTAAAGCTGGTGAAAAAGTAACTGTATGGAATGGTGAAGAATGGTCTGAAAATGTAGAACTAGTAAAAACTGGTGAAAACCAAAAACTATATGCTATTACTCTACTTATGCCCGGTTATCATACAGGTAAATCAGGTAAGTTTAAAACTACTATCAGAGCTACTGATTATCATAAGTGGTACGTACAAGATAAAGATGGTAACATCATCTGTAAACGTACTTCTGAACTAGAAGTAAATGATGTAACGGAAACATGGAATTCTCATCTTAAAGAAGATTCTAAAGTACCCGGATGGGTTATTGAGTCTATTACTGAAGTAGAGGGATTACATGATACTTTCTGTTGTACTGAACCTAAACGTAATAAAGTTATCTTTAATGGTGTATTAACCGGTAACTGTATGGAAATCAGTTTACCTAGTTCAGCAGATGAATCTTTCGTTTGTTGTTTAATGTCAATGAACTTATTACACTACGACAAATGGAAAGATACCGATGCAGTTAAAACTGCGGTATACTTCTTAGATGCCGTAATGAGCGAATTCATCGAGAAAGCTAAAGTTATTCCTAAGATGGAAAAAGCAGTACGATTTGCTGAACGCCATCGTGCATTAGGTTTAGGTGTATTAGGCTGGCATAGTTACTTACAATCGCACATGATTCCTTTTGATGGGTTTGAAGCAATGATGAAAAATGCTGAAATCTTTAAACACATTAGAGAAGAAAGCTATCAAGGTTCAAAAGAACTTGCTGAGTTATTAGGTGAACCTGAGTTATTAAAAGGTTACGGTAGACGTAATACAACTTTAATGGCTATAGCGCCAACTAAATCTTCTTCTTTCATCTTAGGTCAAGTATCTCAAGGTGTTGAACCTATCAAAGCTAACTTATTCATTAAAGATACTGCTAAGGTAAAAACAGTATTTAAGAATCCGTTCTTAGAGAAGCTATTAATTGAACGTGATAAAGATACACCTGAAGTTTGGGAATCAATTAATAAAGCGGGTGGTAGTGTAGCACATTTAGATTTCTTAACACCAAGAGAAAAAGATGTGTTTAAAACATTTGAAGAAATTAATCAGATGTCTATTATTCAACAAGCTGCTCAAAGACAACAGTTTATTGATCAAGGGCAATCTATTAACTTATCCATCCATCCAGATACACCATTAAAAGATATTAATGCATTATATCTGCAAGCTATGGAATTAGGGGTAAAAGGTATTTATTATCAATTCTCTAAATCTGCAGCGCAATCTTTTAATAGAGAATTACTACAATGTAGTTCTTGTGAAGCTTAATAAAGATTTACTTTAATAAATATATCCTAGGCATTTATTACGTCTAGGATATATGTTTGTTCACCCCTATAGGAGAAAAGAAAAATGACTGATTTTAAACATGATGCAAAAGCAACACACGCTATAAGTAAACCTACCACTACCCCAGTTTCACCATTATTAAAAACTAATACCATTGATGATAAAGAATCAATAACAGGATTTACTGAAGTATTAGAAAGAATGGCTAAAGAAAACATGAGAATGCAATCTAAAGTGTTAAACTTAGTTAATACCCTTATCAAACAACGTGATATGGAAGATAAACCATCAACTGGTAATGCTTTACTGTCTTTTGATCCATATAGCGATGAGATCATGAATAGACTAAAAGATGTATCACGAGCTTCTTATATTTATAAGGATTCTACACGAGTAGATACAAGTTTAGGTGAAGTATTTGTACATATGGCCGGTGAAGCAACAGAAATCATTTATTTAAATGAGAAAGGTAAATTGGTTAGATTTGTCATGCAAGGTGATGGTTTTGCTTTAAGAACGATCGTTAGTAAATTTAATTTCAATGAAGGGAAATCTATTAATATTCCCGAATAGTATCGCCTATGCAAAATGAAAAAATATTTGTTTTTTAATGACTTTTATAAAGTCTATAAAAATGATAAAGGGGCTGTTATTTGTTTAGCTAATAATGGTGTAGAAATACCTATTAAAGATATGCGTTTAAACATCCCTAAAGAAGCATACGCGTACTTTAAAGGTGAAGGTGAGACTAAGTTCAGGTTAGAAACAAAGTTTCTTCTACGCTGCGGTAAGACCAGTACAGCGTCTGTTTATCTTTTTAGTGTAAGACTAACAGAAGAAGAAATAAACCAATTAGGTAATGAATTAGAAGTTTTAAGGAAAAGAGATGAAGAATATCTTAAAAAATATAGTTATCTTTTCGAATGATTTAAAAAGAAAGATAACCATGAAGCATGAATATTATTTTGAAGATGGCTATAAGCTTTATTTAACTAGAACTGATGAATTATTACTAGTCGATAAAGAAGGGAACGAAGTGCCTATCCATGGTGTTCAGTTTAATGTAGATGAAAAGACTTTAGAATGTATTAAAGGTGGTAAAAATAACTGTTACCATATTGAAATTGTTAAATCAGTTATTACTTTTAAAGGCGTAGAAGGTGCGTTATTGTGGATGAATGATGTTCGTAATCCGACTCAGGTTGTAGAAGGATTAGGTAAGTTAAACTTAATGCCGATAACAGCAGCTGAAAACGAAATATTTTCTATCAGAAGCCGTGAAATCTTATCTCAGTTTGAAAACGTGTTCAAACGTGAAGATAAAAGAAATAAATAAACTTATATTATCTAATTGAGTTAATTATCTTATTTCAATTAAGGAGTACCAAATGTCAAAGACGATTAAATTTAAACTTGATACAGAAGAACAGCCGATTGATATAATCACTGTTGAAGATAATGAATTTGAGAAGATTATCGCTAAACTCAAATTCTTATTTGCTATCAACTATACTAACTTTTCTTACACCACTTCATCTGATAACGTAATGTTTAATTTTGAAAAATGGGGTTATGATGTGGTTAACCTTATTAAGTTAATTAAAGAGATTAACGTATATCATGCATGGAATGCGATCAATTCTATACGTTGTTCACAAATCGATAAGATTAGTGCCATGTTGGATTCAACCGATATCGATGAAGAGGCGTTATATGTACTGGAGAATGTTAGAGAAGGATCTATCGTGATCTTTAAAAGAGATGTTATAAAATCTTTTAAAGCACTTCATTTATTAAATATCTTCAGTCTTAACGAAGAAGTGAGTTACGTTAATAACGGTAAAGTTGAAAAATTTTATTTACACCATTATCGTTGTTTACATGTTCCAGAATTCGAATATCTGTTTAAACAGATCCTTAAAGTTGCTAACAATTAAAGTAAGAGGTATTTATGCTTTTACAACGACTTATTGTAACGAATACTAGAAGTCGTAAAGTGACTTCTCTTTTAGAAGAACGTTCACGTATTTTTAAAATCATGCGTACGTTTACAGGTACTTTATATAAATCAAGTTTGAAAATAGAAAATGCAATTGAATGGGAAGGTGAACATGACGTAGATACACTACGTCTTTCCTTTACCCCTGCATCTGAATCACAAACCATTTTCATGGATGTTTTACAGTTTTTCTTTAGTTCTGAACACTATTATCGACTATTCGATATTGGGTACATGTCTACTCCAGTTTTAATGGTTGGTAGTAAGGAAGAAAAATATATTGTATTTAGAGTAAAAGATCAACAAAATTTTGCTTTTGTGCTTAAACCTAAATCACAATCTTTCTTTGCGACTATCTTAAATGAGTTAGATGTTATTGTTCGTGATAAAAATGACAATATCGTTATTGAAGTAGATGATATTAAAAACATTGAAGAAAATATGAAAAACGTATTGAATAAGATTCGTACATTACAGAATTCTTATCCAAACGTTATTACTTTATCTATAGAAATGTTGAATCTTGCGAAAGAGGAAAGAAGCCTTTACGTATTTAGAGATAATATCGTTTACTATACTTACGATAGTCTTTCCTTATTAGAAGATATTATCACTAAATCAATCGAGAAAGATAAGGTCTGTGTTAGATTTCTTAATCTAGAGGAACGTAATAAGTTATTTACTGTTATAAATTTCTCTAAAGTAACTGATTTACTTTTAATCTTAAATGATAAGAAAGTAGATTATGAAGTCCAATATAGAATGCCAGAAAATGGTAATACCCTAACGATTCATATTTACAATACAGAAATCGTTGATACTGTTAGCAAAGTTGTAAGAAAACTTTACAATATGGAATTCCTTAACACTGTTAGTGATGTTGTAAATAAATTTGAACAAAAGGTCAATAGACCATATCACTATTAATTAATAAACGGAGCAATTATAAATTATGGAAGTTTGTTACCATAAATCGTTATTGGGTTATAATCTAACCAAGATACCTAATGATGAATTATACAGCGTTTTACCTCAAGGTATTTATACTGTTACTGTACAGAAAAATATGAATGGGTTTGAATACTATTTCACGCCTCAAAAAGATTTTCTTATTCCTGATTACGTTGTTAGCGATACAGCATTTATTGAACGAGTTAAAAACGTTTATATTAAATCTGGTAAACAACCTGGTATTCTGTTGCACGGTTTAAGTGGTATGGGTAAATCCATGCTTGCTAAACAACTTTGCATGGAAATGGTGACTAAATGCCAAATGCCGGTTATTATCTTTGATTTTAATTCTGCGGAACATATTGCTGACATCTTAAAACAGGTTAACCAACCATCTGTCATTTTCTTGGATGAATTCGAAAAGATGTTCGCTAATGATGATCCCCATTCTAAACCATACCAGGAACAAAACGAATTACTATCGATTCTCGATGGTACAAATGTGAGTAAACATATTTTCTTATTCACTGCGAATGAGAAAACAGAAATTTCTCCGCATATGTTTAATCGCCCATCTCGTATCCGTTATTGTATTAATTATACGGCTATTCCTCGAAATGTTATTATTCAAATTATCGATAATAACGTAGAAGAGCAAGAAAAACGTGAGTTCCTTTATGGGTTAACTAACGTGGTTAAGACATTAACCTATGACGTTCTCTTTGAACTGATTAATGAAGTTCTGTATACTGAAGAATTAAACGTTAACGAATTCCTTCGTGTGTTTAATTTAGAAAGTAAACAAGTTTCGGCTAACGATTTCAAAGTAGAGACGACTTTCTCTTCTACGAATGTTCCAGAACACATTGTTAAGAAATTTAATGAATGTTTTACTGGTGGTTTAGAAATTGCCTTTGATTTCCAAGTTTTATTAAATTTAGATCCAAGTAATAAACTTGGTGTAAGATTTTATAATAACGAAGAAATTTATTTCAACTATTTTAAACCAGTTCAGGATAAAAGTGGTATGATTTCTTGTGGTGGAAATGAACTTATACACGAAGGTTTCTCACAAGATCGAGCTTTCTATCCTGGGTATTACTATTGTCGTACAGAAAAAGAATTGACGTACAACAATTTGTATTCAGATGACACGATAGTATTTTACGTTCGTCCAGAAACGTACTACACTCGCGGTTATTTTAATCGATTTGGTATTACAGATAAGGATCTTAACGAATATATCAATGAGATAGAATACAAGTTTACACTTACACGCAAATAACGATATCCCTGCATATGCAGGGATATATGCTTCACATTTCAACTTAAACCATACTTATAAGGAGTATACACATGTCAGAATTTCAACTTAAATACGTTTACAAAGATGGATTATTAGCACCTATCGGTGTACCTGTAAACGATAACTTCTTAGATAAGCTTCCTAAAGGGGTTTACAACTTTACTGTAAAAGAAAAACAAAATGGATTACTATTAGGATTTAGTCCAGTAGAAGATTTTAAAATCCCTGAAAATATCGTAGGACAAGATAAACATTTAACTCGTGTTATCAATACCTATAATCGTTTAGGTAAACAAATGGGTGTACTTTTATCTGGTATCGGTGGTGCAGGTAAAACAGTATTAGCTAAACGCATCGCTATGGAATGTGTTAATAAAGGGAACATGTCTGTAGTAGTTGTAAATAGTGAAACAGTTGGACACCTGCCTATGATGATGAACATGTTAAAGGACGATGTGGTCATCTTGTTAGACGAATTTGAAAAGATGTTTGATAAAGTGGAAAAACAAAACTATCTATTAACCTTATTAGATGGTGTTATGGACCACAAACATTTATTCCTATTCACCTGTAACGATATAAATAAAATCAATCCTTACATGTTAGACCGTCCATCTCGTATTCGTTATCATTTTAGATTCGATCGTGTACCAAATGAAATCGCTCATGAAATTATTGAACGTGATTATATCCCTGTAGATAATAATCACGTAGCTGTGTTAAAATTATTAACTGACATGATCGATTGTTTAAGTTACGATATACTCTTTGAATGTATTAAAGAGTGTAACTTATACCCTGCTGAAAGCCCTATGGAATTAGTAACAGATTTAGCATTAGAAATTTCTGATATCAGTCTTGAAGACTATGACGTTGTGGTAAAATTAGGTGATAAGGAATATGGTGCCGAAGATCTCGAAGAAGTACTTGGTGAACGAGTTGTCGGTAATGTGAAATATGCTATCAGTTTAGACGAAGGCAAGATCAAACGTAATATCAACGCAAATGGTTTAAACGATACTGTTATTCGCAATGGTTGGATGTTCTTTATATTACACGCAGAAGCTAAAATAGATGGTGATGAAGTGGAAGATAGTACTGATGCAGGTTTCCAATTAAAACTGAAGAAACCATTAGCTCAGTCGTTACTAGAAGGTGCGATGGATGGTACTGTAGAAATGATTGGGTTTAACAGTAATGTCTATGGTTGGGTGAAGGTAGATTCTTTAGAGAAACTTTTAGAAGTATTCCCTGAGTTAAATGAGATTAAACTTTCATACAGAAAAAAGTCTTAAACCGGGGAAATCAATCAGACGATAATAACCAATTGGTAAGGGTTAAAAACGATAGAGTTAAACCTAACCTTGGAGGTTCTGGTTTAATGCCCGGTAAAATCTCAGCTACTTCTAGTGTTCTGCACGATAATCCTAACGCTCTATATGGTGCACGTCTTATGGAAGCACCACCACCGGTTGTTGATTTTTTCACTAGCTGGATAGATTCTTTAAACGGCGATGCCAAAACCGCATTAGATGAATTAAATGAGGAAGAAATTAAACCATCTCCTCCCATCATTGATTGGATGGAAGAAAGTGAAGATGAATTACCGTTTTAAATACTAACATATATCCCTACCCATATGGGTAGGGATATATTTCTCATTATTTTTTTTTATTTAAACATGTAAGGTAAATGACCTAGGATACCAACTGAATGGAATTTTACTTTCCAAATATATCCTTCACCACTCCCTTCTTTTCCGAATAACTTAGCAAAAGGACAATGGTCTTTAGCTTCTTTATTCATTTCATTCATTTCTTTTTCAAAATCTTTTAAAGATTCTTCATCTAAACGAACCTTTCTTACAACCGGACTAGATAACGTAACGGGATAACAACGTAGGTCTTTTAAATAAGACTTATAAAGTCTAGTAAGATTATAACTATCGGTATTGTGAACAACGTGTTCTTTACCGTCATTATCTTTAAAATAGTAACTTAATGAAAAAGGTGCGATGAATCGTTTAATATCAGATACCGCTGTTCCTTCTTTTACACCTTTACCTACAAACTCACCGTGTAAAACAACGGCGTCCAACTTACCATATCTTTCTTGATAAGTGTTTTTTACACGCTTAGTTTCATCCCATAGTGCTTTTAAGAAAAACTCTTTCGTTTTTTCTTCTTCGATAAAATTTAAGAAATGATAAATATCGTTATCTTCGTTTAAGACTTCTTCTTTATTCTGATAATAAAGATAAGGTTTATCGTTTTCATCTACTTTACAAACGATACCTACATTTACACCATTTAATTTAACGGTACCTTCAAGTTCTAAAGTAATCGCTTTTAAAGGCATATGTACCTTTTTAGCTTCCTGTTCAACGTGATTAATAAAGTCAGATAGATGACCTACTGAAGGCCATCTGTAGTGTGTTTTGTACTGCATTAATTATTTACCCTTAGAATTATAATTAATATACTGTTCTTCTAAAAATTTGGAAAGTGACAATAGATTATCTTCTTTTTTCTTAGAAGACTTCCATCCCCATTGTGTTGTATAAATACCATCGTTAATAACGACATTTAAACGCTTAACTGGTGGTTTAGTTAAATAAAGATTACAGGTATATTTTATTTCGATCTTTTCGTTAAACGCAGATACCGTTTTATTAGTCTTAATCCAGTTATTTAAATGGTTATAAACTAATTTCTTTTCTTCATCGATAATATTAATACTCTTTTTATCTTTTAAAGTCATTTAACTATACTCCTATAAATGTATTAAACCGTAAAAGGATATTTAATAGCTGGGTGGTGCTGATAATTGATTACATCAAAATCATTTGGGTGTAGATTATCTTCTTCTTTTTCACAAAGACCTAAAACACTTTCTAGTGTAATAGTTTTATTGCAATGTAAATAAGGAGACGGGAAAGGTTCTCGTTCCATTTGTTCTACAAACAAATCATATTGGTTTTCGTAAACATGGATATTGATAGATCTATGTTTAACGATAGCAGGTTCTTTACCTGTTAATTTAGCCATAACCCATAGTAAGAAATACACCTGTACCATATTGAAATTGCAACCTAATGCGAAATCATTTGACTTACTGTTCACATGTGTCGTTAATACATGCAGTTAATTTAATAACGTCCTATATTACTATAGGTGTCGGACTATATCACATTCCTTTATAACTAAATTAATACTTATAAAGGAATCTTCCCCATTTCCATTTAAGCGTATTACGTATAACTAATCTCATTATACAACGCACCACTTGGCTGTACTCTACTCACTTACTCATCCTGTCATCGCTAACAAAACTACGCTTTCGATAGTCTCTAGATATTTATTATATTAAATTATAAATAAAACCAATCTTTATAGTTTTCTTTGGTTGCTCTACATCTCCATGCTAAAGTATTATAATTTATATTTAATGCTTTAGCTGCATCTCGCGTAGACTTATAGACAACACCATTTATACTAACTTGTTTACTAAGCGGATTAATGTAATCTGGTGCACTAGTTCTTATTCTATTTGTTTCGCGTATTTTATTTATTATTTCAGGAGGATGTTTTTTACCAAAGAATGGATTCTTCTCACCACTAATATCTCTTTTCTTTATGGCTTCCATAAAGTTTTTATACTGAAGACTATTTTTATCTAGTTTAACACCTTTAAAAGGTGATGGTCTTCCTTTAAATAAATCAGATATAAGTTTTCTCACTTCAGGTGTATGAGTCTTACCATACATTCCATTTCTTTCACCAAATTTTGCATATTTACTTTTTCTTTCTTCAGGAGACATTTCGGATAATTTTCTTTTTTGAGTGACTGTTCTACGGTCGATTATATCCTTTTTATTAGGATTATGCGTTAAATTATCCCCGCCTCTAGCAGAGTTCCCTATATTTACACAAAGTGTATTACTGCAAAATTGTTTGATATACTTATCTTCCAATTCATAAGCATCTTCTCTAGATTCTGTTAAAATCTCACTGATATCGAAATACTCTATTTTGCCATCATTATAAAGTTTTTGTAGAATGCTATTATGGTGTTTATTGTGAATAAGCTCATTTATATGGCGATTAACCCGTTTATCTGGGTCAAACGTACTTCCTATATAAAAATGCCCTGAAGGTCTTGCGGTTAAACAATATACGTACATTTTATATTCCTTTTATTAATAAAATTTCATAAAAATGCCGATATTGGTATTGGTATATAATTTAATATAAACTTAATAACGGATTTGGTGTATTAAAATACATCGTTCCCGTTTTAGGGGTAGTTATTCGATTATCATTACTGATAAAAGGCGCCCAAATTAACGCTGTGTGCTAGATAGGTATAAATCGTTACCTACTAAGCTAAATTGATGTTCATACATGCACGGTCTTAAACAACCGTATTCAAATAGCTCAGGTTTCCAAAATGACCAAATTAATCCACGATCATCTTTACCTTCTTTGATTTTATTAACGATTTCAGCAAAACGACTATTTAATCCGTTTTCTATATGGATGGTGTTTGTTTCACCATTAGAATAGAAAGTGATTTCATCACCACCGTAACAATTGGCATTATACTTAGCATTCGCTGCGGCACCATAGATGACACCTAAATCATGTCCTTCTGCAATCATTTCTTTACCGATCTCAGTTTCAGTCCATGCTGGGTTTTTAGCGTTAGCATCCCATGTATGTACACCTAACTTATGAAATTGTTCAGTAGAAGTATAACCTCTAATGTAGCCTAACATCTCACCGATAGCTTGTCTAAAATAACTTTTACGTGTAGTACATAAAGGGAACTCACCTTTACCTACATCGTATTCCATCGTTTCATCGATTAGAGTTAAACACTGGGTTTTAGTTCTTTCATTATATACCCATTTACCTTGTTCTAATATCTTTTTACCTAGAGCAACGTATTGTTTAGTCATTTGCATTTCTCCTATATTTTGGTTAATAGCGATAAACCTATATTATCTATTTGACATAGATAATTCTCTATCTATAAATTTTATTTTTATTTAACAAAATTAAGGAGTTAATTATGCCTAGTTACGAAGCTGTATACAATATGATCACCGATGATTCTAAAGAATCTACTTTAATAATTCACGCTACTGGTACAGAATTGGAACCCTATACCGTACAAACAGTAGGTGATGTATTTATTAAAAACATGGGTGCGGCTTTATTGCTTATCTACGTGGATAAGGAAACGAAAGTACTTGCTAAACGCGCTATCAATCCTGCGGTTTACGACGTTCTTGTTAAAAGAGCAAATCCATTAGGTTAATCTATATCTATGTTGTATAAAAACAATATAGGATAAATCATGAAAAGACCTCAACCTAATAAAAAAGATAATCGTCTTAGTCCTATTCCTTATAACTGGATTAAGTATAATATCAAGGGTTCTATCAAAGGTGATAAACCTGTATGCAAACCGTTACACGATTATCAAAAATTAAATTAGATGTAATACCTAGCTTAGAAATATTTCTAAGCTAGGTTTATGTCTGTATTATTTTTTAATGGAGCATTCAAATGACAATGAATCTAAAATATATCGAGCACGATAATGAATTAAGGTTTTCTGAAATACCTAATTTAAGTGCGGTAAAAGATAAGATACCAGCTGGTGTCTACACTTATATCTGTAAACAAACCAAAGAAGGGGCAACAGATTCTTATTTAGCTAAAAAGGATAAATTTATTCTACCAGCTAAATTGTACGGAACAGTTGTGGAACGTACTGAACGCATTTTAGCCGCGTATCAAGCACTCGATAAAAATATGGGTGTGTTATTATCTGGTTTAGCAGGTGCAGGTAAAAGCTTATTAATTAAGTATATTGCAAATAAAGCAGTAGACGAATTAGGTATGCCTGTTATCATCTTTACAACAGATAGTGTTAATAAGATGTCAGAGTTTTTAGATAAGACACCACAACCGTGTGTCATCTTATTAGATGAATTTGAAAAGATGACTTATCCTAGTCAGCAAGAACAGTTGCTTACTGTGTTTGATGGGATGTATACCACTAAGAACTTATTCTTATTAACGGTTAACGATAAGAACCAATTAACTCAGTTTTTATTTAGTAGACCATCACGTTTACGTTACGTGTATGATTATAACTCTATTGAAACTGAAGTGATTGAAGCGGTATTGGAAGATAAGCTAACGGATAAAAGTAAATTAGATCAAGTATCCATGCTTTTATCAACAGCACATAAACTTTCATTTGACGTACTTAATTCTTTTATCGAAGAAGTCAATATCTTCCCAGATAAAGACCCTAAAGTGTTATTTGAAAATTTCAACACTAAAACAAATACAAGAGATGAAGGCTATCAACTCGAATGTCTTTGTGGTGAAATCAGTATCAGTAATATCTTCCAATTTAAGATTGATACTTATGGTTTAGAGTGTGCAAGGGAAGGTAAGAAGTTTAGAATCAATTTCGCTAATAAAAACAATAGCGATGGATTCAATAAACGTATGCCATGGGATAGAGACCCTATCGCAACAGATGGGTTAGTGGTGGATAAGGCTGAAGATCTTCAAATTAACTTTAATCATATTCAGTTTAAATATACTGATAAAGATGGTAAATTTAAAGAGAATTTAATTAAACTTTCATCACAATCTTTAAATCCTATAGGCGAAAATCCTACTATTCTTAAAGATAAGACCTATACCTTTAAGTTAGTTAAATAGAAGTTAATTAGTGTGTAAAGTAGCATATATCCTACTCCCTTACAGGAGTAGGATATATGTTCTATTCAAAGCTATTTTTTTTATTTTATTCAAAAGAAGAAAAATCAAATGGTTAGAAACCATAGATCTGTGATTAATATCACATAGTATTCGATTGAGTTATATTTAATCATTTTATTATACGTTTGCTATTTTGCTTCCCATATATAAACCTATATTATCTAAGAGAGAGGGGTATATATACCCCTTGGAATTTCCGATAACATCACGTGAGTTATTGGATGTAGTATCAATCATTTTTAGTTTAACATAGGCGGAATCCATATGGAGGGGACAAACGTATTTTCAACTGGTTTCGATTATAGTAATAAAATTGGTTCTGCCGATTTACCGAAACAACCTAGTCAATTCACTTCTAGTATAAAATTTTATAATTGTTTAAATATGCCAATTTATATTGGTACACGAGAGGGCATTGTTTATCTACTCAAACCTATGAATGATAAAGAAGCCAAACAATTCTTATATATAGAAAGAGAAATTCACCATACAACTCCACCCACTGAATTTGTCAGCAGCCATTACCATCCGGACGGCGATGAAGGGATTTATTCAGGTGTAGTTGAACATGGGCCAAGTGCAAAATTGCAAAAATACAGTTTCACACGTGTTTATAACACGCTTGAATATAAAGACTTGTTAGCAGCTGATGCATTGTATTTTGAGGCAATCGATTATGTTATTTCTTTAAGTCCTACAGGGTGGAAGCATCCTAACGTACAATCGAAATTTCATAATGGGAAAACTAGGGATAATTGTGGTAATGAAGCTGAAACTTCTATTAAGTTCGAATTAGTTGACCATAATAATTATTACGGTACTTCTTTTATAAATGTTAATGGTTTTGTGCACAAGGTCGTGCCGACAAACAAAAAGAATAGAGATCAAGGTCTCTATGTTTACTTTAACAGTGTAATGAAAGATGGTAAATTCCGTAATGAGGATGTCATTTTGATTCCTACAGAAAAGATAAAGGATTCATCATGGAAACTCTATCCGAGTTATAATGATGCCGCTATCTTAGGGGATTATAAACGACAGAAAGAAGATCTTAGGGAAGAGCTCAAGTTAGAACGAGAAGAGGAGATTCTCAAACTTAAACACGAAGTAGAGATTGCTAAGCAGGAAAACGCATCTATCAAGGAAGAACACCGCCGTAAAGAGGCGGAAGACGAGCTAGCAAGAATACAACGTGAAAAGGAATTTTCTGAGATCAAACGATCCCTGATGTCCGAACAGGAAAGATGGGCTCGAGAAAAAGCTGACTTATTACATCAGCAACAAATGGAACGAAGTAGATTAGAGCATGAATTAAACATGCGATCATCTTATCGTAAAGATTCTAGTGACGCAATAAAATCGGCACTAGCCATCACTGGTACACTTTTATCCATCGTTGCGATGATCATGAGTCAAAGAAAAGATTAACCAATTAAAGGGATGGTTCACATGAACGCATTATTGGAAAGTATACAAGAGAATTGTGTATATCCATTTAACCCCATTATTGCAGAAGGGGTTTCTGTGCATCAAATGGAAGGAGCGATCAAGCATATTGAAAATGCGCTTATTCTCTCCTCTCATTCATTTCCTCCTCAGCTTAAGTATGAAGGTATCAGACCTTGTACGCCTGAAGAAGAATACCAATATATTTCTTTTAAACGTAACCAACAACACACGTTGGAACTCGCACCTTCTAACATTTACATGGTTAACCTCATGTTTAGTTGGGACGGTGTCATGTTACCACCTAAACCGGTATTTATCCCATACGTGGATAAAGCAGGTATCATTTATTTACGTGGTAAGAAGTTCACTGTGTTACCGGTATTAGCTGATGAAACATTGAGTGTCGCTAAAGGTGATATCTTTGTGCCATTCTTATCAGCTAAGATTACGTTTAAACGTAAGCAGTATTGGTTTAAAATGAATGGTGTTCAGAAAGTGGAATACTTGGTGTATTCTAAGATCCATCATCATGACCCAGCTAAACAACCTAGACGTAGCACTAGAGCAAATAACTCGGTTAAATGCGATCATACGATGGCCCATTACTTATTCGGTAAGTATGGTGTCAAACGAGTATTTAAAATGTACTGTAACGCCGATATTGAAATCATCGAAGGTCCAGTAGATTATAATAAATACCCTGAGGATAAATACACAGTTTGTACTTCTTCTCAGATACGACCTCGTAGTGTGAAAAATCGTAACAATTACGTACCTACTGATATCAAGATTATTATTGAAAACAATAAACTTGGTACAGGTGCATTAGGGTTAATTTGCGGATTCTTCTACGTATTAGATCATTACCCAGCTCGTTTCAGTGCTGAGTATTTTGATAATAGCGAAGATGAACTTCGTTTATGGCGTGTCATCTTAGGTCATGCTATCTTTAGAAATAACGATAATGAAGGGACACTCTATAACAGTGTTAACGAACACTACGATAGTTTAGATCTCTACATGGACGATATGACTAAAGAAGGATTAACGTCTGAAGGATATCCTGTAGAAAACTTATGGGATTTAATGGCTAGATTGATATTTGATTTTACGGAAATCATTTTAAATACAGATGCTTCTTCCATGTACGGTAAGAAACTTGAAGTATTGAGATACGTATTAGCGGATATTGTAAAAGCTGTGTCTATCTTTAAGTATAAGATATCCAGTATCAAAAATAGGGAATTTACCTATAACGATATATCTAAATATCTCTCAAGGTATATAAAACCTGAAGTGATATTTAATGGGCTCAATAAGAAACATAATGAAATCGTTTCTGTACCAAGTGCAGGTGATAACATCATGTTTAACCATACGTCTAGACTTATCTTGCAAGAAAATGCAACAGGGAGTACTAGAGGTAAACGTAAGACCGCTGTCTCGTTCAAAGATCCATCGAGATTACTTCACACGAGTATTGCAGTCTGTGGTAGTATATTGGCATTACCTAAAGCAGAACCTACGGGTAAGGTCGTGCTCAATCCATGTTGCCCTTTAGATAAATCGTATAAGTTAAAATGCCCGCCAGAATTTAAGAAACAACTTGACCAAATCCAAAGAGATATTTCTCAGGGATAAAAGGTTTCTTAAGAAAGATTTGTTTTCTCTAAACTTACTTAGGGTATAGGAGTTTAAAATGTATTATAATCAACAACAACCCCAGTACAATCAAAATATTTACCAACAATCCATGCAACCACAAATGGGGTATGCGATGAATGGTCAAATAGCAATGAATAACGCGCCAGTAGCAAGTATGCCTGCTAATGTATCACAAACAGGTATCCCACGTGATAAAATGCGTCAAGATATGGCTAACTATATCGTTAGTAACCAAAACCTTGATACCGCAGCAGCGTATATTGCGAAAGAGGCAAGTGGTCCAGTAGGTAACTGGCAAACTGGTTTCTTCGATAAAATTGTCACTCGTTTAATGACTACCACTGATTTCCTTTGGGCAACTAAAGGACAACAAATGGGTATCGACGCAGTTTACAATGCAGCCATTGAAGAAACTTGGAATTTCTCTTGGGTATCTGTCATCGTAGCTAATCCAAGTTACTACATGCAAGATCCTAATATTGCCGCTAAAGGTCAAGTCGTTGAATATCTTCGTCAACAACTTGCTGCACGACTAGAACAGTTTAACCAATATGGTTTAAATACCAACAATGCCCCAATGAATGTTAACCCAGTTAACACTCCAGGATATCAAAATCGTCCTCAAGGCATGTATGGTGCACAACAGCAGTTTAGTCAGCAAAGACCTCAGCAACATACACCAGTAGCTTATACGAATCAAAACGCAAGTTTAGAATCAGTATATGGTGATACACTTAAATTAACTGGTACAGGTGCAAGTTATACTCAACCTGTGGCTACCACTAACACGGTTCAAAGTACGACCCCGTACATGAGCCATCAGAGTTTAAACGCAACGACTTCTACAAATAACACGGCTGCAAATGCACCAAGTAAACCTGTAGATTATCGTTATGGTGTACCTGATAGTGTTAAAACACAAGGTATGGGTAACTTGAAGCAACCACATGAAGTGGCAGCACAACCTGTTCAACATCAATCAGTAGAAGTTAAACCTTTTAAAGCAGATGAGTTTGATTTCACTGATGAAAAAGCAGTAGAACAAGTTTTCCGTCACATCCAAAAAGAAGATACCACCACTTTAGGGTTAAAAGATGATGAAGTTCGTTTCTTAACAAAAGCGGAACAACATGAAGCATGGTTAAATGGTACCAAGTTCGAAGAACCGTACTATTACCCACTCTGCCCAAGTCCTTTCACACACTACTTACATGTCGTGTTAACTGATAAAGGCACTATTCGTCAATACTTAACCCCTATCGAGGAGAAAGAGAAATTGGAATACAGTGAACATCAATGCGTATTAGATGAGCTACGTAATAACCCCCACTTACAAAAACAAAAACCTGAAGTGTTACGTCCTTATGACTTTACTACGATGGGTGGTGTGGTTCACGATCGTTGGCAAGATGCCCCAATTAATTTAGAAATCAATTTAGATAAAGCAAACCAAGCTGAGTCTGATGAAGAGAAAGAAAAATTAATCAAAGCAGCTTACGATACTTTCGTAGAAGATGCAAAACGTGAAGAAAAAGAATATCACAGTGGTGTAGCTGAGTGGAAACGTAATAACCCAGATGAAGCGAAAGATGGTTTTGGTCCATCTGAGTTCGCATTACCACCAAGCAAACAAGAAGAAAACGAAAACTTATCTCGCAGTAAAGATAAAGTGATCTATAAAGAATTATTCGATGAATATCTTCCACCATTATGGAAAGATACTAATATCGAAACGACTTTAGAAGAAAACTTACCTGTAGTGACAGATGAGTTAATCGTTGATACCTTTACGACTACTGAAAAAGTAGAAGTATTTAACCACTATGAAGAAAAAGAAAAGGTAGAAGAAGCATTAGCTGATTTCTATTGGAAAGCTGGTGAAACTCATGAACATACAGGTAGTACATTCATGAAGTTCTCGGAAGCATTGAAAGAACAAGAAGATAAGATTCCAAGTAGTCTTTTCGAACGTTTGAATACCATTGCAACCGATTCAGTCAATGATTCTTTACGTTATATCTTCGGTAGCACATTAGCGATTGATAGTTTTGTGGATGATGCACGTGACTTATTAGCGTACTTAGGTGAATTAGAATCTAATGGTTCTAATGAATATCCTAATATCACATACGCAACACGTATGATGTCATTAAACTTATTGACAGCATTACGTACATTAAACCGTGATGATGAAGATGATGATGCAAGTGCGGATAATAAACTTGTTCGTGTGATTGTATCTAAGATGAATAACATCATGGTAAGTGTACCACAAACAGCACGTGTGAACGGTATCTTCAAATCGGGTGATGCGATTAATAAGGATGATCATCCTGACTTATGGCGTATCTTATTTGAGCAATACACGAAAGTGATGAAATCTCAAAATGATTCTAGCACTTACGATCGCCCGTTCCACAATATCTACATTACGTTCACTGATGGTGCAACCTTCAAAGTGTTACCTAATGCGGCTAAAGCTAAGAACATTAGTGAGCTAACTGAGTTAGAAGTACCTCTAGCCTCATTTAGTCTTGTTAAGTTAAGAGCGTGTTAGTCATTAGTCTATTCGAGACCATTCTGTAATAGGAGTGGTCTCTATATAGATTGATGAGTTGTTGCGTTGGTCTATACATTGAAAACTCTTAATAATCAAACATAAGGTCCCGTAGGCTTGAGAAACCTACGGGCTTTATGTTTTTATTATATTTTTTTTGGTTAGATGTTCTTGTACTTGTCAATAATCTCGTAACCAAAGCTTGTAATGACTTTATCTCTTGTCGACATCGATTTATCGCCATTACCTTGCAATATAGGATTCTTAGTGATCGTCTGTTTAGAAGACGTATACCAATCGAAGAATATCGCAGAACTATTAAGCACGTTAGATAGATTGCCTTTATTAAGCGCTCCCCAATCTCCACTTTCAAGATACGCTTTAAATTCAGGTGCATTGAATTTAGGCATATTCGCTTCATTGAGTTTAATCGTAGTAGATAGATCAGTATTTGCAGCCGTATTAGATTGTGCATCTGCTTCTGTCTTAGCTTGTTGTAATTTAACAAGTTTAGCATTGTTAGCTGCGTTCATCATATCTAACTTACGTTTTGTTTCTTGATAAAGTAATTCTTTAGATTCAGGTACATCACGTAAACCCTGACGTTGTTTTTCTAAGCTTTTCACTTCGTCACGTGTTAAAGCATTGGTGGTAGGTGCAGTGTGTTTTTTCACTTTAGCGGTTACACCTACGTGTTTAGAGGCTAACTCTTTTAGATCAGCAATTAAAGCATCTAAATTAATATCATCAGAAACAGCACCAATATCCACACTGAGTATGACATGCTTATAATTTAAATAACCTAATTTAGGAAAAGATTCTATAAAGGTATCAGGTATATAGACATTACCTACTTTACTTTTAAGCGTAACGATAGTCGCACCAAGTTTAACGTCACGTTCATAAATCTCTTCACTTAATCCATTAGGTTTATAATACTCTTCGTAAACATCTCCACCTTGTAGCCAAATATCATCAAATTCACGTATCGCTACAACTTCGTATACTCGTTTAGATTCTACGAAAAAGGGTTTTTCTACTTTAAAAACACCAACCGTATTAATAGTGGGGGTAATTCTTACACCATTAGCCATAATTTAATCTCCTGATAAAAAGAAGCATTATGCCGCTACGTTAGGTGTTCTATTCACGACACTACTACTTAATTGGTTAGCCATATTTGTACTACCTGTATTATTCACTAAAGGTGTACGAATAGCGCTTGGTTGAGAAGTACGAATTTCATTGATCCAGTTATGTCTGATAGGCACTAAATAAGATACCCCGAATAATGTTTTCGCTGCGTAAAGTTTACCGCCACGAGTAATACGAGACATGTCTTTAGGTACATCAGATTCTGGTGTCATGGTTTCTGCTTCTAAAAGTAATGCACTTAACACCATGATGAAATCTTGAGTTCTAGGACTGATACGTCCAAAGTCCCTAGAGGTAGTATAAATATTACAATACTCAGGCCATGCTTCTTCAAACTTAGCAGAAACTAAACGGTTACGTTTATTACCGCAAGCCACTACAGCAGTGGATTTATAAATCGTTGCAAAGGTTACTGCATTGTCTTCGATGTGTTTTTGATCGTAACCATACATGCATTCAAGTGCCCAAGGAACGATAGTACGATAAGGTACGGTAGGGCTATAGATGCCACCTTGTGCTTGTAAGTTTTCAGTAGCAAAGTTTTTCCATAATGGACAGATATAAAATTCAGTAGGGATAAATAAATCGGGTAAGATCTTTTCCCAGTCTGCTTGAGAATAGCTACTGTTTGCTAAAACGAAATCCACGATAGATTGACGAATGATATCAATATTGTTACCATGTTCACCATAAATGATAACCGTCCAAATACTTGGTACTTCATTGGTTTTATCATCAGGGTTAACGTAGTTATATTGATTAGATAACAAATACGTATAAGGTTTTTCGTTAGCTTTAGTGTTGACACGGTTATGTAATTCTGGTATAGTAATACCACTTGCATCAATTAATTTACTTTTAACGTAGTCTGCACCTTTAAAGAAATCATCCACGTTAGCGAATGGTGCAACGACTTCAATTTCATAATTGTCGTATTGGTTTTGGAATGCTTCATCAGAGAACCAGATACGATATAAGTTTTCTCTTGTATCTGAGATTAAAGAGAAAGTAATGTATTCAGGTAAATAATAGGTACCATTGGTTACCATCTTACCGACATTTTTAACATTTAATTTATTTTGGTAATTTGCTGTAAGTGATTGTACAAAAGCAGATCTATTTTCAGTGATCTGTCTAGATATAGATTGTTCAGCAAGCCAGTTACCTAACTGGAGTAATTCATCCGCTAAATTTTGCGGAAGCGGTTTTTTAACACCATCTTCAAAACTGTAGAAAGTGATTAATCTTACTTCTTTATAGAGCTCGTTAGAGTAATATCCAACCTCTCTAGTAAACGAGTAAGAGTTCTGAGATAACTCACCTAACACAGATGTTGTGTTAAGTGTATTATCAATAAGATCATTAATGACCATAAATGCATTTAATTGGTACATTCTATTGTCCTTTTTGATTTATAATTATAAATATTTTTGATAAGCGCTTAACTCTCGTTAAAGACTATTATAACGGATTACAATAGTAAGTAACGGGACATATTAATTTTGAGTGACGAGAGGTATAACGATGTTAAGTTTTACATGGCATCTTTTAAAAGCTTTCCGATACCTTTTACCTTACTTAAATGAGGTTTCAGATGAACGTTACTGCGTAGATGACAACGATAGATTAAGAGCTAAACGTATACGTGAACTTATCCGTATGCTCCTTTGGCGTCTTATCTTCTTTATCATTTTTACAGGTCTTATTTTCTGGGTTGTAATGCCTTTACATGCACGTAATGCGGTGCTACAACAAGAACTCACTAATAGGGATAATAAGATAACGGTATTGCAAACCGAGATGAGAGATCTAAGGGGGACGATTAGAAAAACTGAAAGAGATCTAGATAGATATAAACTTAGTTACGAAAATAAAACTGCGGAAGCTGAACGACTGTCTGATTCACTTAGAGAATGTAAAGATTTTGGTAACAAGATCCTTACCATGACTCATGGAGGTGAAACTCCAGTGAAAAATACAACAGTTGGTAAGGTTACTAATAATAAGGTGGTACAGCCACCTCATCAAAACCCACCAGTTTCCGAAGATTTAAAAAATAAGATAAAGAAGTATAATGAAAAATAAATTAAGAATCCTAGTAGTAGGCTTAGCTTTATTTGCTTCTTCGTGTGACTATGTTGAAAATTCCGTAAGTTACGAGGAGTTAAAATCTCCTCCTAACGTTCCTTTAATCTTGGACAAAGATAAAAGTACACATGAATCCGTTGAACTTATATCGAAGTTCCAAGAGAGCCTAAAAGACTACATCGATTATTTAGAAGTTTATTACGTCAGTATCGGTCGTTATTATAATGCTGATACTGAGCTTCCTCAAAGTAAGAGACGTATCCATGAGTGTGCGGTAGATAAAGAAATGTTTATTGATTTTTCTTTACCTGAACCACACCCATTAAACGAGAACTCTCCTCCGGAAGTCATCATTAATGAGCTTTTAGATTATAACGAAAGAGTCAAAAAAGAAGTTAAGGAATACAATCGGTATATGAATGTCTTAAAAGATCGCTATAAAGATTGTTTTTAACTACTGAACACATGAGTTATCTTTAGCTATTTATGGTAACTTATGTGTTTTTATTTTAAAAGAAGGAATAATCAAGTGAGTGAAGAAAAGAAACTTGGAGTAGTACTTTACGTCGATGGCGGTTGCAGAATGGGTTATCCTAAAGATGCTGATAGTAAGTATGGCGGTTGGGGCATTCATGGTTATAGTTATAACGTAGGTGAATACGCTAAGCAAAAGAAAACTAAAAAAGACACGCCATCAACCATAGGCTACGTGATCGGTGATAAAGTATCACAAGAAGAACAAGTCGTTCCAGTTGAGTACATTGATGGTTATGGTTCAATGACCAACATGGATACCTCTGATAGAGCCGAATTAAAAGGATTTAAAGAAGCATTAGAAATCGTGAAAACGAAAAACTATTCTAAAGCACATTTCCTTTTAGATAACCAATACGTTATCAAAGGTGCTACAGGTGGGTATGAAGAATGGACTTTAAATAACTGGAAACGAAACGATGGTAGTGATAGACCCAATAGAGAAATCTGGGACGATATCATGAAATTATACGGGCCTATTCGTCAGAATACGGATTTTAGTATTCAATGGGTGAATGGTCATAGCGGAGATCTAGGTAACGATAGAGCTGATTATTTAGCCACTAAAGGTGTTTACTTAGGACGTAATGGTTTTACCGATGTAACATCTGTTAAGTTCAGTAAACCTGCTAAATATCGCAATCCTGAACCTAAGATCAATCGATTATTATCTAAAAATAGATGGTACTTCGATACTTTCAGTGAAAAACCATTAATGAGTAAAGATGGTAGATATGTTTACCATTGTGGTGCACATGGTTCGGACAATTCGCTTATTGGTAAACCAATGAGTGATAGTGTGGCTTATGTGGTATACACTAAAGAAGAACAAAAAGTATTGGAGCAAGTAAGACTACGCCACAGAGAACTGATTGATAATCCACTCAATCTTCTTTGTATGGGTAGACTAGATACGTTATTGCTACCTCGAATTTATGACGAGATAGACAACGATGGTATCTATACTTTATCCCTTGCCCCTCGTAAACTTAATTTTAAAGGTTTATGTACTATCGATGAACAAGAAGTTTCTAGACTAATCGAACCTTCTGGCTTAACATTTAAGCTTATCGAAGTGCATAATTTCATGCAAACAAAACTGGATAGTTATTTAGACGGGAATGCGACTTTAACTGACATTACTGATATCATTTATGATAAAGTAGAAGTGAAGAAGAAAACAACTTACCGTATGAAGCTAACTCCAGAAGTGAAGAAGTTAGAAATCAAAGCGAAAGTTGATGATTCTTTAACCTACAAATGTAGTTTTACGATAGGGATCGATATTCCTTCAAGGGAAACCATGAAAGCAATAGAAGATCGTGAACCTAAAGTTTATATTACAACATTTAAAATCAGTGATGCAGCATTCAGATATGCAGTTATTTTCGATTGTGGTGATGACTGTATGATGTGGATGGGTAAGGATAGCAGTTTCCAACTTATCTTTCCAGAGAATCAGTAGGTATAATTAAATGATTAGTTATGTTAAAGAGCGTTTGTTGCGTTTTATCACTCATTATTTACCAAAGAGAGGTAGACGCATTTTATTTGTAGTAACATGTTATCTTACATGGTCTAAAGTGAAAGATGAACAACGCATGAAACATGATATCATCGAGATCAACAACAAGTTACATCTTAGCAAAGATGAACAAGCGTTGCAGTTTGCTTTAGAGATAAGACATATTCTTTTTCAACTAAAAGACTTCAAGTCTTTACTCAGTTTAAAAGGGGAAGATCTAAATCCAAAAGCTATTGTTAGTAACATCCCTGCATGGATGAGATACGATGAAAATATCAAAAGAGTTTATGATGAACTCTCTTGTGTATTTAAACCGAGATACCAAACTCAAATTGCATGTTAAATATATTAAATATGTACTTGACTTTTTAGGATGATGTGCGACTATGCAAAACTCTTTATAAAGGAAAGATTTGGAAAACTATAGAACATTTATAATATTACAGGGCTTAAAAGTAATATAGTGATTTTCAGATGGACTACTTTATAATCCAGAATAAGACAGGTAACAGATGTATGAAACATGTATAAATATAAGTGACCAAACATAGTTCCTACACCTTTTAACGGGTGTAGGAATTATGCTCGTTTTTTAAGGAACTAAAAAATGAATAAAGTGTTGTTAGACTCCACCATGTAATTATATTGAATGCGGGTATCGATTTGGACTATGCATACCGTTCTCTTTACCCGCTACTCTTTAAGTGCGTTAGTCCGCCCACACACCGATGGTGGGCCACTAGTTACTTTTTATAGTTATTATTGTGGCGTAACACCCACCATATTGCGAATAAAGCGATATTTCTCACGTGCTGGATAGCGCGCTAAGTCGCGGTCGTCGAGGGCTAGGAGAGCCCTAGTATTTATCAATACAATTATCACGATGAAATTCAACATAAGATATTGTAAGAAAATACATACCTTTTTCATCACTTTATTCTTTTTTTTCGATTAATCGTAACCTTTAATGTCACCACCAGCTGGGAAGCTTACAGGACCAGAGGCTTTCAATGGACCTTTAATATCAGCACCATTACTACCGATGCTACTTCCATCACCACCTTGAATCGTTGCTTTACTTGAGATATTACCCTCTGCAGCAACCGTACCAGAAGCAGAGAAGTTTCCTTTTTGATTAAGGTTACCTTCAATATTAACGTTAGCTTTAATATTAAAAGTAGGTGTTTTTAAGCTGGTATCACCTGATACTTCAATGTTACTATTACCTTTCACACCTAAACTACTATTCCCTTCCACATTGATACTACTATCACCTTTGACGTTAATACCACTATTCCCTTCAACACTAATATCACTGTTACCTTTAACACCAATGTTGCTATTACCTTGTACTTGAATATCACTGTTACCTTGTACTTTGATTTCGGTATTACCTTTAACATGGATGATAGCATTACCACCTACTTGTACTTCCATTTTATCACGACAGAATACCCAGATACAATCACGTGTTAATTTTACTTCAGTACCGTTAGCATTATGTAACCATATTTCGGTACCTTTAGTATCTATTTGAAAATGGTTACCAACGTTATCTTGCGTGACAACAGAACCTTCACCAGCATTGATTTGCATTTTATACGCAGCCACTTCATCATTCGCTTCCGATGTAGAAATAGTATACGTCCTATTGTGAGAAGACATCTCAGTAAAATAAGTATTGTCATCATCAAATCTACCCGGGTCGTAACCAACACGCTTATCCGCGTTTACACCATGGATGACTGTTTCTAAACGGCGTTTAGCTAAGTTATCTTCGGAAGTATCTTCCCAAAACCAATCATCGGTATCTGCTTTTTGCCATACGTTGATGATTTCACCACGTTGTACATCAGGAGGTGATTTACGGAAACTGTTTGTTGAATAATATTCAGCAATAAAGTTATTATTGTGAGTACCTCTTGCGGTGAATACACGACCATTACTATCCTGATAAACCCGTTTCATTGGGATAGGGTTATCTTTTAAGTGTCCTCTTGATAATGGGACTAATTCTTCAAGATGGAATAATACTTTATTCCCATCTCCTTGGTGTTTATTTTCCACCACACTGGCTTTATATTTTTTACGAATAGGTACTTCTTTAGTTGGGTCACCTATCCTGTGCATAACGTCGGTAGCGATCATCGCTACATTATACGATTTATCCATATTTTATTTTCCTTGTTTAGAGGCAGGTTTAAAAAATGTATATAGAAGAAGTTATTTTAAATGAGTTTAAAAGGTTAGACCTGTTAGGGGTAACGAAACTAACCTATACACCTAAATCCCCCTATCAGTTATTTACGGGTAAAAATGGTATCGGTAAATCTTCTTTAATAAGTGAGATTTCTCCATTACCTTGTGAAGCAACTGATTTAAGAGAGGGCGGATATAAATACGTTAAACTGTCTCATAGAGGCAGTAAGTATGAACTCCTATACGAATTACATAAGAAGCTCGAGTCTAGTTTTAAAAAAGACGGTGTAGAGCTTAACCAAGGTGGTACGATTAAAGCACAACGTAATTTGATTTGGGAACACTTTCAATACGGTGATGATATCCATGATTTATTACTGGGTAATACTTTATTATCTAACATGACTCCTCAAGTAAGAAGAGAGTGGTTTGTTAGAATGTCTAAAAGTGATATCAACTATGCCATTAGTTTTTATAACCGTCTTAAATCCACTGAACGTGATATCAAAGGTGCGATCAAGTTAAACAAGCAGCGATTGATAAATGAACAAGCTAAGTTAATGGATGTCAATGAAATCAATCGAGTTAAAGAAGATAGTAATAAATTAAAAGGTGAATTAAATCACTTACTTCCGTTTATGGAACAAACCTTAACGGATAAAAGTATTGCAATTAGTCAATTATTAGAAAATATTGAACATTTATCAAGTAGTATTATCGATTTAAAGTATAATGTCAAATATGAAGGATTAAGTGATATTAATGAACTTAGAACTTTAGAAAAACAATTTACTTTTGAAAAAGATAAGCTACAAAATGATTATAAATCGTTAATTGATAAAATTACTGAACTTCAAGATATCGTCAATAAAACGAAAGCGTTAGCCGATAGACCTTTAGAAGAAATCGATAAAGAATTGTTTTCTGCTAAAAACGAATTAAATGCTGTTACAGAAAAATATAACAGTATTAATATCAATGTAGGAGACAATGCTGGAGATCAGTTATTTTCATTTATTGAAATAGATCGTAAGTTAAGAGAAGTATTAACAAACTTCCCGACTAACTACAAAACAGAAACAGGTGAACGTTTCTACACGAAAGAAAAAGAAGATGCACTCTTAGTTAAACTAGACGAATTAAATAGTCAATGTATTAGATTGAAGAGTCGTATTGAACACCATGAAAAAGAACTTGATGGTTTAAATAATATTCATGATGTTCATTGTCCTAACTGTAACTTTAGTTTTAAACCAGGTGTAGATTGTAATCGTATCGATAGCACGAAAACGATGCTGGAGAAACTAAATGAAGAGTTTGAAATAGCGAGTAAACGATATGCTGAATTAAAAGAAACAGAAGCTAAATATACTGAGATAAGAAGATCTCTACATCATCTAAGAGAGCTTTATAATCATTATCCTTTATACAATGGTTTATTTGCTTATATCTTTAAAGATATCGATAAACTGCATGATAACCCTTACATGCTTATCAATAGCTTACCGCTTTATCAAGAAGCATTACAATGTAAATCACGTATGATACAGTTAACTTCTGTTATTTCTAAATTAGAAGAAGAACGTATTCGTCGTATCGCAGCTGAAGGTAGTGATATGGAGTTTATATATAAGAATATAAACGACATGGAACTCCAGCTTATTGAAATTGATAAACGGATTAAATTCTTAATTAATGAAATCAATATTATTGGTAATGTTATTTTTAGTAATGAAGATTTAACCACTAAGTCAACGAGACTTAAAGGGTTAATTAAAGAATTAGAAGATATGGCATTATTACAAGTTAAATATCGTAATAATGAAAAACTTCTTGAGATTATTAGAGATAAACAAGTTTCTTTATCTAATCTTGAAAATATGTTATCAAGTATTCAACAATCTGAAACTATCGTTAAACAAATTACTGACATGATTACTCAATTAGAAGAGGAATATAAAGCAGTAAATGTGTTAACGACGATTTTATCACCACAAGATGGTTTAATTGCTGAATCATTACTTGGTTTCTTAAATCTTTTCTTAGATGAGATGAGTAGTGTGATTGAACATATCTGGTCTTATCGCATGAAACCATTTATGGAGATAGGTGAAGATGGTATCGAATTAGATTATCGATTCAAAGTAGAAGTGGAAGGTATTGAAGATCCTGTAAAAGATATCTCTAAGTTATCTAGGGGACAAAAAGAAATCATGGATTTCGTGTTTAAACTATTAGTCATGCAACATTTAGACATGTCTGACTATCCAGTTTACATGGATGAAGTAGGTGCCTCTTTTGACCCTTATCATCGTGATAAACTTTATCAGTATATCAAGATGTTAGTTGAAGATAATCAAATTAGTCAAGTATTTGTGATAAGCCATATCGCAAGTAGCCATGATGCTTTATCTTTAGCAGATAGATGTGTATTAGATACTGATGCTACCATGATAGATGAAGAAGTCAATAAAGTATTAATATTAGAATAATATCTGGTAACTTTATTGTTATTGAAGATTAATATGTACTAATTGTATTGTACATTTTTAAATCTCCGTTAATAGAACATATATCCTAGGGTAAAACCTAGGATATATGCCTGTTCAAAAAGGTAATGAGCATATATCCTACCCTAATGGGTAGGATATACTTTAGCCTGCAGATGGCTAACTTTGTCTTCTCTTAACGTAACTAAGGGGTAGTCACGGAAAGATACAATAAAGGACTTAGGATTTTATATTACCTTGGCCCGGCCAAGATTGTATCTTTCATATTTATAATAGTTGTTAGATTTATTTAAACTGAATAGGTTGTTCAGGATAACTTACTTTATAGTAATCGTTATTAAAATCTACATCTAATATCTTAGCCGGTAAATAATATTCCGACGTCGTTGATTTACGATAAGGAATATTTTCTGCAGTAATAAACGGTTTTAACGATAATGATCCTTTTAAGTTAGTATCCATTAAATCATCTAAAGATTTCGTCTTTAGATTTCTATCACTATAGATTCTCACGTAAGCTGCTCTTGCATAGACTTCACCGTTAGTAGGATAGATACGATCATGTATTGTTTTCCATTCAGATTTAGGTTTCTGATATCTTACTTGTAAAGGCACGATATTATCTTCTACCATGATATTCCATTTATTATATTCTTTTACCGCTTTGTAAGGACTATAACGCCCTTCAGCGATACGTAAAGGATAAATAGGTGGAGTAGGAGATTCATATCTTCCTGGTATACCCGTATCACCAATAACCTCTTCTATAACAGCTACATTAGGGTTATCGATCACAACGATAAAGGATTGAGATAGTTTTAATAATGCACGAATCGTACTATCGTGGTATAACTCAAAACCTAATACTCTATCGTTACCAAAATCAGTAAGAGGTAAACTTCTTAAATCGATATATTTTTTCATCATGTAATATAACGATTCCCATCTCATATTGTTAAAATCAATACAGATGGTTCTACTGTTGATTTGTTTATACGTTTTATCTAAAAGATGAAAATAACCACCTAATACGTAACCTACTGTTTTATTAGATAGATCTACTCCAACATTGATATAGATGTTATCGGATAACGGAGAGCTCTCTGTCGCTCTAAAAATCATCTCATCTGTGATAGGGATCATAGAGACACTACCTACTTGAGTGAAGTCTATCACAGCCATTTGTGTCTTATCTTTAGATTTACGTTTAGTGGTATTACCATCCTTGATAAGCCAACCATTATCAGACTTAGTAAAATAATGGAATAATCCATTAATCGAAATTAAACTATGTGCACAAGCATAATCGTAGTTTACACCTGGATGACTTAACAATAAATCTACTTTATCATCATCTGGTATATTACTGTCTTGATGATAATTTAAATTAACCCCTTTCCAACTGAAGTCGTAACTTCTTACATCCCAACTATATACTTCACCTTTTACGTGAATAGGGATTTCAGAACCTAATCCTTCTATAGTCTTTCCTTCCATACTGTTTAAATATTCCACAATCGTCATCGTAGAAATTCGTGTATCGATATCTAAACTATTAAAGAATAAAACTCGTTCTGTTTTATAGATAGAAACCTTAAGGATAAAATAGATATCGTAATAGATTTGAGATAGTTCTAACAACGAGATATTCGTTGCATCTATCTGATCTACGATAGCTGGTTTACCGATTGGTCTACCCATGGTTTTAATTAATGTATACGTCGACATATACGTTCCTTTTTATTCTTATTTATATAAATTTATATTAAGCAATGCTATGCTTTTATTTCAGACATTGCATACCAAGTCTGTTATAAACGTATTTACATGTAAATAAACGAAAACTTTCATTACACTATAAACGTTTAATAGCTGTAGTGACTTTTATAAAAGGAATAAATAAACATGGCAGAGATTATTAAGTACCGCTATGAATTCGATCCTACAGGTAGACATGAGGCAAACCTCATCAAAGGTGAACGTCACACGATCACAGATAGTAACAGAACACCTCAAAACATCATCGTACCTGGTTTTGCACCTTTCTTTGAAAACTCATTGATTGTGACTGATATCAGTACTGGGTATAGATTACTTGAAGGGATTGATTATACATTAGAATGGCCTGTAACAGAAGCCGCTAAGAATACTGAAAATTATGTTCCACTGTATGGTGCAATTCAGTTTATCGATTTAGCCTTAACGGGTCAATATGAATTACAATACCAAACCATCGGTGGTGCTTATGCACTTGATGGCGTAGCGATTGCACAAGCTTTAGCGAATCAAGCTAAAGACCCATTAAAAACGACTTATAGTGCGATCATTGGTAAACCATTAACGTTTCCACCATTAGAACACGTACACAGTGTACAAGATTTCGTTGGGTTTAATGATTTAGTTGATGCAGTTAATAAATTAATCGAAGCGATTCAGTTATTAGCTCGTGAAGACAGAGATAACCATCCTGGTTACGATACGTTGATTGATTCTTATTTTGATTTAATCGAAAAATTAAAACAACTGACTATTAAAGTAGATCAAAATAAAGAAGACTTTGATAATAAGTTAAGAGAACTTAAGAACAAAATCGAAAATGACTTAAGTAGAGCTATCGCTGATTTAACGGCTAAACTGGCTAAAGAAATCAAAGATCGTACAGATGGTGATAAATTATTAAAAGATCAATTAGATGCTTTAAATGATAGTTTATTAAATTTCATTAGAACCGTATTTAATCCGTTCAAAGCAGCAACTGAAACTGATCTGAGTGATTTAAAAGCAAAATTAGCGGCATTAAAAGCAGCACATGAAAAATTCAAAGCAGATACTGAGAGAACATTAGAAGACCATGCTGCTCAGATTGAAGCTAACAAACCGAGATGGGGTGTTAACATCATCAATCAACCTACTGATGCACAGTTAAACATGCAAAATCAAAAGTATGTTAAAGTATCACAAGGGGCAGTAGGTGCTGAAACTTATGCGGGTTTAGCAATTGAAACAGATCCGTATAACAACGATAGTACTAACCGATTTACATTTGAAGTAGAACCTAATAATGGACTTCATAAATTCTACCGTAAACAATACGATAAGAATGGTGTAACGAATGTAAGTTATAGTCAGTTATTGAATAGCCGTTCTGGTACAATTTATAATGATGGTGGTGCGCACTATAACGTAACGAATAGTAGCTACGTTGGATTGAAGAATAACGGTGCACCGTTCTTTGTTCAATATAAAGATAGAGAAGGCAGAGACATCTTTAGATATAATGGTGTAGGTGGGGTATTACCTTTCTTAAAAGCTCGATTCAGTATGGCTTTAGATGCTGATGAAAATAGTGATAAGAAAGATACTGTTACTTTAGGTTGGGTAAACACCGATGCGAATGGCACAAGTGGTCGTACTGGTAAAGGTGGTATCGTCCTCCATTATGTACAAGAAGAAGTTACGGATAATAATCCTAACACGCCAGAGCACATGATGTGGAAGTTTACACCACATAATGTCGGTTTTTCTGGTGCTAACACCGCTTATACACTATTTAAAGATCCTGAAACCAGTAATGTTAGATTAACGCTAGGTAATGAAACCAGTACTAAAGGTTTAGAAATTACTAATAGTGGTAGATTAACCTCTTTAACTCATGGTGCTATTTTTGGTGATAAAGATTACCATGTTTGGTTAAATAACAATAAAGTTGCTGGACAAAACCCAGGTCTACGTATGTGGGCTAAAACACCACAAAACGAAGAAATCTCTGCTTACTTTGAATTTAACTCTAGTGAAAAAACATTTAAACTATATAGACCAGCTTATGAAAATGCTCGAGGTGAGAACGTTCCTGCAGCAGCACAACGTTTCCCACAACACAGTGGTTCGGTTTTATTAGACAGTGGTACTCACTATTACAGTGACGGTAGTTATGCTTCTCAATTAAACAAAAAAGCACCTTTCTTCGTTGCAAATAATGGTTGGGATGATACGACTGTTAAGAACTTTGGTTCTAACCAATATTACTACCCAGTATTAAAAGCGCGTTTTGATAGTAACTTAGGTACTTCAGCTTATAACTACGCATTCAGTTTTGGTATATACAACAACGATATCGGTGAACCTAAACTCACCATGTTAACCAATAAGAAACAGGATGTAGAAGGTGGTGCACAAGACGATTATAAAGTTTACTTCCCTAATAATAAAAATGGTACTATCTTATTAGATAGTGATGGGGTAAACTTACAATCTCAATCGTATCAAGTCAGCACAGTAGTTAATCGTGGTTACGGTGGTATGAATATAAAACGTTCAGGAGTAGCAGGCACATGGGATGCTCGTATCGAAGCATTGCCGAATAAAACCTTCAGGTTCTGGACAAGTGCAGCAACGAACCCAGATGATCCTCAAATGACCGCGAGTACTTCTGTCACGATACCTAAAGCTAACGGTAATGTTCTTATTGATAATTTAGAACAAGATGTACCGGGTACTAAATACTTTAAAGGTGCAGCATTAAAATTCAAGAATAACAATACACCAAGAGGTTACATCGAAGGTGAGGCTAACGGTGTAGTAATAGCAACAACACCTGATGATGGAGTGAACCCACACTTACGCTTAACAACAACTGGATGGGCTGATTTCCATAATACTAATGGTCTTGTAGTATATAACAGAACGATGACCACGGATAATGTTGAAGCTCAACCATTTATTAACAATGGTGCAATGATTAAGCCTAGTGTATGGGGTCTTCAAATTGCTAATACCATGGCAACCAAAGATTCAGATGTTAAATATCTTGAAATAGGTACACTTGCTAACCGTATTTATACTAATGCTAAGACTATGGCTATTGATGGTGATCTGGTTCGTGTATATAACTCCAATATCAACGGTAACTCTTGTGCGGTTGAATCAGGTGATCAAGCGATTCATGTTCGTGCAGATGGTTGGTTTGATATTCGTACTATGCACGGTATTGCGTTCCATAACGACGGTAACTGTTATCTACGTCGTTCAGTACGTGACGGTCATGCAGTGGTTAAAGGTAACCGTTTTGAAATGGATGACTTCTATATGGTGTCAGATAAACGCCGTAAACACGATATAGAGAAGATTACTAACGCAGTTGATATCATTTCAAGACTAGAAGGTAAAACCTTCAAATTGAACGATTCAGACGTTTCTAGAGCGGGTGTAATCGCACAGGAACTACGAGAAGTATTACCTAATTTAGTTTCTGAAGATGAAAACGGTTATTTAGCGGTTAACTATCAATCTTTATCGGGTTATTTTATTGAAGCGATTAAAGAACAACAAGCTGAAATAGAAGAACTGAAAGCTAAGTATGAAAGCTTAGAAGAAAGATTAAGTAAGTTATAAAATAAATAATAAACTTGTTCATATATCCCATACCCTAACAGGTATGGGATATATGTTTCATTATTAAAAACTTATATTATCTAATTGAACCACATTAGAAACCTAATGTAAAAATTAATCAACTAAGGAGTTTATCAAATGACTAAATTAGAAGTTGTTGCCCAGAATTCACAAAAGAGTTACGTAAGAAAAATCAATGTAGCATCAGGCTTTAAAATAGATTTATCAAAGATTATTGATTGTATCAATAATCTATTTCCTGAAACGACGGTAACGATCAAGGAAACCAAACAAGAATCCCCATTTCACATGTCAAACGATCATGTATTTAACCATGAAATTCAGATCGTTATCGATCAACCTGTTTCAGGGTATAAAATAGAGTTATTAAACATGCTTTTATCGCATCATAAACTCTATGAGGATTTTGATATTGTATTTGATCCAGATAGATTAGAAGAACAGGATACAGAAACAACAGATACGTTTACTAAACAATATTTGTTGCTTAATCCTACTGAAGGTACAGAATTGATTGCGGTTACGTTAAAACCAATTAAGCAATTATTCCAAAAAGAATATATCGCTAAAGTACTTAAACATCAAACAGTAACTTTTACTACATGTAACGATACTGCTACGTTACTTACTAAAGTTAAAGAACTCTTTGATAAGTATTTAGAGATGTATAACACTATCGGGGTTTATAAAGATCTTGATCGATTCTTTAAAACCACTCCTTCATACTTGTTAGATGTTGTCGATGCTAAAGTGAATTCGATTAGTTCATTCCATTTAGCCTTAAAACACCACTGTATGTATCGTGCTGAATTAGATCGTCATAGTGTAAAAACGTATGCTAGTTACTTTACTAAGTTAACAAAAGAATACCCTGAGCTTAACGTATTTGTATTTACGTCTATGAAAAGTATCAGAAGTTACGTAGAAGACATGTATTACTTCTTTGGTACAGAAGAGGATAAAGAAGAGGTATTGAAGTTCCTTGAAGATAATAATCGGATAGAACAAATCTTACCTATCGAAGAAGATCCTAAAGTAGATTATGTTTTAAAATCCGCACATTCTGATGAAGAAGGGAAACCAGTAGATCGTATCCGTATCACTTGCTTTAATCAACAAACTAATTTATCTCGTCTCATGAAAGAACTTGATGATGAAGTTTGTGACTACTTAAAGAAATGTAATTAATATTAACAATCATTATCCATAGAGCATATGCTCTATGGATGTATGTTCACCCAATGGAGAAAACAACATGAAAGACATCATTGTACAATTTAAAACTATAGTCGCACCTGGCGAAGTGACTGTTATTCCAGAATCATTCTTAACTGCTGTAAAAGGGTTAATGAACAACCCTATTAATATCATCTTATCTACACTGCGTGATATCCTACCAGGTGAAACTTTCGATGTTAAATATTTACCAGAAGAAGATACCTGTGTGATTACTTGTAATACCGAGATTGATTACGAAGCGTATAACATCGTTGCGTTCTGTTTAAGAAACATGGGACAGTTACGTTATACTAATGTTAAAGTGATGGGTAAAGATCAATACGTTAACTACTATCCTGAAAATTTCTATCACATTTTCACAAAAGGCAATGTAAAAGTCATGATAGAAATTACGACTGATTTAGCTTCAGGTAAACAAAAAGGATTAGTCAAACTTTTAACACAAATTCATCGCACAAATGTAATAGAAGAAGAACTCGCAGGTTCTCAGCCCGTGTATCTCATGTATCGAGTAGTGGGTAAGTTACTGAAGAGTTACTGGAATCAGTTAAACGATAACGTGGTGATCACCAATGATGAACCCCCTAAAGTCAAAGTCACAAAATTCTTCGATATGACGGCTTTAGAAGGATGCTACAATCATCTTAAAACCATTGACAATATCAAGTTAGATCTATACGGCAATGTCATCTATCGTGTTTGTGCTGATCAACGTGATATTGAGTTGTTACAAAACGTTTTAGATAAATACATCAGTGATCATCCATCTCGTAAAATTGTTTCCTTTAAAGTGAACTCAACCATGGATAGCGAATATGCTTATTCTGTATTCTATTTCGTTGTTGTTGATGAATTGGTCAATTTTAAAGGTATCCACGATATTATTGTTAAACATTGTACTGACAAACGTCGTTACACTAAACAACACAAATTCCATGATATAACGGATAAATTAATCACTACCCATTACACGGATGCAACAGATGTACCAAGTGTGTTATCCCCTGTGACTATCGTGGAACTTAAAGAAGATAAAGATAATCTCGATGATCTCTTTATCGAATTAAATGAATTTCTCAATAACTAAGGAGTTAAACAATGAAACAAATTAAAATTAATTGTACTGATACCAATGGTTTAAATCATCTTATCGGTGTAAATACGAATGATGTTGATAGTAAAAGTATCCTAGCAACCATTGCTGTTGGTCTAGCCTCATTGACTCGTTCTAAAGTCGATGTCGTCACTGATGTAGCGGGTGTGATTACAACATTCAACGTTACTGTTCACCTTACTGAACTTACGATTAATATCATGAAGTACTTCTTCAGTGATCCATTGATTTATCGTAAGTTTAACATCATGGCGACTAATGAACATGCTACCATTGAAACAGGTTTAAGTTCAGTGTTATTTCGTCACACATTACGTTTAGATAACCAAGATGTGGGTTATTCTATCGCAGCTATCTGGGATACTGATGCCTGTGATACGACTTTCTTTAAACCTCTCGATAACAAAGATACTTCTATCCATGTCTTCCAAGATGCTTCTAACCTCTATGAGTTCTTAACCGATCTCATCGGTGAATGTACTGCGACTTATCGTAATGCTCGTTTACGTAACTTACTTAAAACACGTGACTACGAGTCTATCGATCCTGTATACTTAGAACTCATCGATAAAGAAGTAGCCTGTATCAATACCTGTTCTTTCCCTATCAAACAGAATACTATCTATTCTGGTAATGATAAGAAATACAGTTTTGATGTTTACACTAAAATCTTCCAAGATTATTTAGCGCATCATGAAGATCATGAAATCTATCTTTTCTACAATCAAGATCATTTCTATTTCATCTTCAGTACTCAAGCTAAACACAATCTTATCAAACAACACATTGATCAAGATTATAGTGATAAACTCTTCTTAGTTGGATTAACTCAATACCCTGATCCTATTGTCGTACCTGAAAGCAGTAAAGTCAATCCAGGATTAGAAATACCTAATACGTATAGCTGGTTATTCAGTGATAGAGCAGATGTGCATGGTATCCTTAAAGACGTGTTATTAAATACGATCTTAAAAGAACCAACAGAAGTTAAAGTTGATACTACTATTGATTTATCTGGTGTAACACTTTAATGTATATAAATAAGTTTTTTCATAAGTAACCTAACTAAAGTTTCAATCTAATAGTCTATACTCTAAAAAGGTGTAGGCTATTAGGTTGGCTTTTATCTCTTTTCTTTTTTGTTTTAAATTAATCAAACATATATCCTTGATCTAGTCTAGTAAACTATATCTTCTTTTAAAGTATAGGTTATTAGACTCTATTCTTTTTTATTCTTATTTTCTTTTTGTATTCTTTATTGATATTTATTTATAGATTATTCTATTATAATTATACA